ATGTTTAAATCAATAGCAATTACATTTTCATCAATCATCAGTAAACTATTCCCAAGGAAAAGATACACAATACATTTTAACCCTGATGGAACTCCGATTCAAGACGATACTTATTTTCTTTTCATCAATCTTACGCTTCTTAAAGCGTTCAAGTGTTCTAAGGATAGAATGTCAAAAACCGAGAAATTGCAAAAGAAATTCAATCTTTCTCCAGAGCAAGCTCGTGAAATTATTGACTATTATTTCGACCAAAAAGAACTAATGCGAAAAATAAAGAACGCTTCACGCTAAATATTACTTGCCATGGAAAACAAAATTTTATCCAAAATTGAAATAACAATATCCAAATCGGGAGAAGGCTTCCGGGAAAGAACTGTCACGATTAATGGAGATATTGTTTATAAAGACTCTTGTAATAGCGATTTCATTCATGATAAAAATGATTTTATTTTTAATTTCATTTCACGTTTAACCGGTAATCAATTTGAGGACACTTGCGATAGAAGTTGCAAGTTCTGCGAACTCTTTAGCCTTCTCCGTAAAAGAAGGATTTAATTGTTTGCTAAGCCACTCAAGTTCGTTTCCCAACTTTTCAAGATTCGCACGAAGAATTTCTTCTTGAACCGTGAATCCTCCATGGGAAAAATAGTCAAACAAATCAGCCGTAACACAAACATCCACCACCCCGCCTCCACAATCAATTACAGAAGAAAGCAACCCCATACTTTTCATTTGTTTGACAACGAGAGCAAATTCCCAACTTGTAATATCTTTATTCGGGAAAATATCGTCATATATCAGATCCACAGCCCTTGACTTCGCAGCCACGATATAATTCAATACTTCATCCTTGTGAGCGGGTTTTATCATACAATTATCTCTTATCATTCATATATCCAGTATTTCTAAATATCAGGCTCAACTGGATTATCAACCCCGGTTCCGCTTTCAATGGTGATATTGTCGCCGGCAATCAAATCGCCGCCTTCTTGGCTTATTTCAACTCCATTGTTCACGGAAGAGTCTTTCACTTTAATGGTTATTGTTGTAAGAGTTTTGCGTTTAAATGTGATGTCTTGACTAACCAAAGGAACAATCGCCCCGTCTGCTTTCTCCCATGAAACAGACAACGTGCATACTTCTGTATATGTATCAGACGTCCATTGGATACTTTGGTGATTACCCAAAGTGAAAATCTCTTCGACTTCAGTATTGACCCCATGTTCAATATACAATTCAGGTGAACCGAGTAGTTTTATTTTTAATTTTCCGTTCGTCAATCCTTCTGCAATAAATTTTGCACCAAAAACAACACGTTTCATATCTACGGATATTTTACCGTTTTCTATTGGTGTATAATCTGTAACTTCTCCATAATATCGATCTAAATTCGGCAATCCATATTCAATACCTGATGGAGGTAGTGAGGATGTTCCAGAACTTATGCCGGTTATAAATTCTTCGTTACTATATATAAATTCATTACATAATTTTCCTCCCAAGAATGGTAGTTTATAACTATCATTTAAATGAGATACTTTATTTACTCCATCCACAATCATTGATACAACAAAATGGTATTGATACCCATCAAGTAGTTTTATTTTTATTTTTGATTTGTCATTAAATAATCCATATGCATAAGCAGAATAATCAGTAGTTTTGGTTTTTGAGTACACTTGAATCCCGTACAAATCATCCGAAGATGCACGCCCTAATAACGGAGATTCGCTAATTTCTATTTCCCCTGTCATCCCAAGAGAAACAATATATTCTTTCGGCTCACCATTTACATCCGGTTCCTCTGGATTCAATTCTTCTTCTCCCGCACCTCCGCAAGAGAAAAGAATCCCAATTAAAAATAAGTACAATAGATTTTTCATATATCATTATTTTTCGATTATTTCCCCTGTTTCTATATTAATGTATTTTATTGAATTTCATATTAGCTTTTGTGTTGAGAGTATTTAATAACTAAGTTCTTCTTCTTTTAGATTTCCAATACAAATCCCCCCATCCGCATAGCATTTGTATGTGCCATCAGGATTTATTTCGGATATAGAAACCTTTCGTCCAGTCTTTCTTTCGGTGACAATACTGCCGACAGAGAAGTTTGCGATCGCTTTTTGTGTTATATTTCTTTTTTCCGACAAATATTTGTTTTTAATTTGTTTGACGTCATTTGTCATGCCCCAGATTTTAAAAAATAGAATGATTTGTAAAATACCGAAAACGGTTATTACAATTCCAGTGAAAATTATTAATCCATCCATAATTATTAATTTAAATTATTTATCTTCTAGTTTTTCTCTGACATTATTTCGATTATCTTTTCCTGCAATGCTATCACCTTGTCTTTATACTCATCCCTCTCTTGAATTAGTTCATCTATTCGATCCTTTAACGCCTTGATGTTTTCGTCATTCGTTTTATTCACGGAGATATTCCCGCTTGCCGTGTTGATATTATCCCCGTGTTCGTTTGTTTGGTTGACGTTTTGAATTATCATATCCCCTTTACCTTTCATCAACCAATCAGGAGAAATAAATAGCGATTCTGCACTAAGTATTTTTTCAAGAACATCATATCCCGGCTTACTAAACCTTCCTCCAACAATATCTTTTAATGTCGATTGACTTATATCGATTGCTCTTGCAAATGCACTCACATTTCCATCAAAACACTCATCTACAATACATTTTATTCTTTCATTTACATTCATATTGGTATTATTATTTTTATTCATTATAAATTATCGCTATTTCACTAAAATATTTGTGTTTAATTTTGACATAGTGCAATTTCACTATATATTTGTATTCGAAATCATGACACAGTGACCGACACAATATCATAAAATTAAATAATGTTCAAATATAAAAAGTAATTATGGGAAAAACAATCACGAAACCGAAAACTTTAGAAGACCAGCTTCTAAATGTTGAAATGGGGAAAAATGTACTTGTAAAATACGTTGATTATTCCCCGGAGCATATCAGGAGAACCGTGAGCAAGCTGAACAAGAAAGGTTACTCTTTCGAGGCAACGTCATCACAGAGAGATAGTGGAATTATTGTTTCACGAATAAGATGATTGAAAAACCTATAAAATAACACGATCATGGCAATCAAACGCAACCCCAGGATAATAAAAGCTGACGAAATCGGGTACGTCCCGAGAGAGGCTATAAAAGAAACATTGCGTGTTAGTGATGACACGCTTGAAGAATGGAGGAAACTAGGTCTTACTAGAAGAGTGATCGGTAAAAAGGTTTTTTACTCGTTGCAAGAATTGCAACGATTCATGGAGGCATTCAGGGAGGAGCAAGAAGAGTACAAGCACGTTGGAATTTAATTAAAGTAGCATGACTATAAATTTCGATAAAGAGGGCATTCCCGTTAAAGACAAATCATTCAGGGAGTTCAAGACAGCTTATTTGATAGGCATGACTAAAGTACAAAAGTACGTCGAATGTATTGCTGATCGGCTAAAGGTAAAATACAACTTGACAGACGAGCAATACATGGATGCAGTAGATGTAATAGTTAATGAACAATTTATTCAAAAGCCATGAAAAAATTTGGAATCACACTAGCGGCTCTTCTATCCTGCTTGGGAATCGCTGCTTTATTTGCAGGATTATTAGGGAAAACTCATCAGTTTGCAATGTTTGTAATTTGCTTGATCGTGGCAATTCCCATGTGGGAAGAAATATACAAGGAGTGGAAAAAAGAGAAAGCGAATGAGTTATAACGCCCCTTTCGGATCGGAAAGCCATCCATATTGCCCTTGGCATGGTAACTCGGGAGCAAGCGATCTCCCCTTGCAAGACAAGTGCGTATTCTGCGAGGAGATGGTGAATGATGAAGATTGCGAGGTTATACACGGTTTGGTTTTCTGCAACGAATGCTTGAAGGCTATAGAAGAGCACGGGGACGGGATAGAGGAAGAGATTAAACATTTCCTGACAAGCAATGATTTATGTAAGGTTAGCCCGGACAAAGTAGCGATACTCGAAAGGGCGAATTTTTAGAAACTTCTTAATACTAATATAAACATGAAAGCGTACAAAGGTTTTAAAAAAGATTTTACATGTAGAGGATTTCAGTTCGAGGAAGGCAAGGAATACGAGGAAAAAGAGGCGGTGTTATGTGAAAAAGGTTTCCACGCCTGTATTAACCCTCTTGATGTACTTAACTATTATAAAGATATAGATAACAGATATTGCGAAATAGAACTTGACGAGGTATCAAACGACAAAAAATATAATGATTCTAAAATCTGCGGCAAGCGTATAAAAATAAACGCCGAAATCGGATTTATTGGATTATTCAAAATGGGGATAGAATGGTTGAAGGAACAAACTATATTCTCGAAAAATGATATAGAGGAGTTAGAAAAATCGTCGGGTAATGATGCAAAGATCGGGTCGTCGGGTGATTACGCAAAAATCGGGTCGTCGGGTAATGATGCAAAGATCGGGTCGTCGGGTAATGATGCAAAGATCGGGTCGTCGGGTGATTACGCAAAGATCGGGTCGTCGGGTGATTACGCAAAGATCGGGTCGTCGGGTGATGATGCAAAGATCGGGTCGTCGGGTGATTACGCAAAGATCGGGTCGTCGGGTGATTACGCAAAAATCGGGTCGTCGGGTGATTACGCAAAGATCGGGTCGTCGGGTGATTACGCAAAAATCGGGTCGTCGGGTTATAATGTACAGATCGGGTCGTCGGGTGATTACGCAAAGATCGGGTCGTCGGGTAATGATGCAAAGATCGGGTCGTCGGGTGATTACGCAAAAATCGGGTCGTCGGGTGATTACGCAAAGATCGGGTCGTCGGGTGATTACGCAAAGATCGGGTCGTCGGGTAAAAATAGCGTGGTGATGTGTGCTGGGTGTAATTCGATAGCGAAGGCAAAAATTGGCTCTTGGATAACACTTGCCGAATATAAATATGAAAATGGAGAATGGGTGCCTGTAAACGTGGTAACCAAAAAAGTTGATGGTATCGAGATAAAAGAAGACACTTATTACAAGTTAGTCAACGGGGTATTCACGGAAGTAAACGAATAAAATTAAGAGATATGAAAAAAGGCGACAAAGTAACGAGCTCCTATATCGAAGGAGTGTTCACGATTAATAGTTTGGATAAAAACAACGGTTTTGCCCTGTTAAAGCAGAGGGGCTGTAAAACACTTGTAAGAGTGCCGATAAATACTCTAAGCAAAGTTCTGTAGTTCTTTTATTTGTTTGTATTAAAAACAGCCGGGTGGAAGTCCCGGCACACGGGAGCGCACAGCTTGGAGAAGCATTCTTTTCTACACTTTCGCACACATACACACACCCACGAGGGTTCGAGCCCCTCCGCTCCCACTAAAAAAAAGAAACCGCCTCCTTGAAAGCAGCGGTTGGGTTCTTTGAAATAATTAGGGGTCTCTTTAACTATCGGGATGATGGTAATAGAGAATCGTCAAAATATACAGTTAACGACGGGTTGTGATGGTGACATCAATTATCCCGTTTAGTGATTAACCAGTTTAATCCCCCGGTCGATTCAGTCGTGCGCTTCGATGCGAGCCGGGGACAAATATTAATTAATTCAGATACAAAGATATGAAAGATTTAGTTGCTACACAAGTTCCTGAAACGGTGTACAATTTGGATAACGAGTTGTATCACCGTGGGGAACCGTATAGACAATACGCGTCTTCCACTCAGCTAAAGGATTACCTTGTATCGCCCAAGTTCGCTAAATACAAGCGGGAACACCCGTTAGAATTTGAGATTAGTATGGAGGCGAGCGAGAAAGGCAGCCTGTACCACGATTGCATGGCAAGCATCGTGAATACGGGTGACACGAGAGAATTCGAGAGATCTGTGATCGTGTTTAATCCCCCGATCAATCCACGAACGGGAAATCCTTACGGGTACGACACGGCGGCTTACAGGGAAGCGTTAAAAGACTTCACGGCAGCTTATCCAGACAAAAGGCTGGTTTCTCAATCGGATTTAGACCTTATTCACGTGATGATAAACGAAGCCTTGAATAATTGTCGTGAAACATCCCACAGTATTAGGCAAATAATCCGGTGGGGCAAGGCAGAAGTGAGCCATTTTATAGAGTACAAAGGCGCTAAATTCAAGTATAGACCTGATATAGAAACAAAACGCAAGATTGTTGATTGGAAGACAGTATCAGTTGATGATTTACACGAGGACACGATTAATAAAACAATCTTGAAGTTCAAGTACGACATATCGGCTGCTTTCTATCAGTTTTTCGAGCATGAAAGAACAGGACAATGGAAAGAATTCTACTGGATTTTCCAACAAAAAAAAGCCCCGTATGATACCGTTCTAGTAAGCGCAGAAGAGTACGCCTATAATTACAAGGAGAACGACGACATGACGTTGTTAGGTCCGGGAGCGTTAAAGTTTCAAGCATTGTTAGACCAACATATTTACGCCATGACATCCAGCGTGTATGACGGGGCACAAGTATTCATTCAACCCGGATTCCAAAATAAAAGAATCATGGTTCCCACTCCCCCGGGGTACGAGAAGCAAAAATCATTAACTTATTACAATGAATAACATGACACAAGCAAAAGAACAACAAGCACAAATGTCGTTTGAACAAGGATCGGATAACAAGGTAGTTAAAGTAGAAAACAAGCAAGAGGCTCCGGTAGCGAAAAAAGAAAATCTTCCCGCTATTCCAAAGAAACTGGTTGATGCTGGATTAGCGACCTGTTTTCTTGCGCCTAAGCAAGCATTTTTGGCGGCAGGTGGCAGCAAAGAACAATTCGCGAGGGAAGTAAACTTCTCTATGCAGGCGTTGATGAACAACGAGTTTCTATTAAATTGCGCTAAAAGCAACCCGGAATTTCTTATTGAAGCGATAAAGAATGTCGCTCTAACAGGCTTGACGCTTAATCCCGAATTGCGACTTGGTTATCTTATCCCGTATAAAGGGAAAATAACTTTCCGCAGTTCTTACATGGGCAAGGTTGATATTCTTATCCGTTCCGGTATCGTTAAATGGATTGAAGCCAATCTAGTTTACGAGAAAGATACCTTTAACGTGGTTAAAGGTAGCAAAGAAGAGATCACGCATTTTCCCGATGTATTCGCTTCTGACCGTGGAGGTGTACAAGGAGGTTACTGGATTGCCACCATGCCGAACGGGTTAAAGGTTTTCGGGGTGATGTCGAAAAACGACATAGATCAAATCAAGCAAAGAAGCGAATCGGCAAAATCCGGAGGACAAACACCTTGGAACACGGACTACGAGGAAATGGCGAAGAAAACGATAATAAACAGGGCGTTTAAATCTTTGCCGAAGTCCGGCATATCTGATGCCGTGTTAAAGGCGATGGAAATTGACGGGCAATATGACCGGGAAGAGTTTGAAGACTGGAAAAAGCAGCAAGAAACAAACGTTAGAGATCGTTTTAACGAGGATGACGTAACAGAGGCTAGCATAGTGGAATGATTTATAACGGCAAGAAAAAAGAAGACCGGGAAAGCGCGAAAAAACGACTTGATGAATTATGTAATAGGGAAGCGAGATTCGAGATAGTAGAAAAGAAAAAGAAACGGACATTAAAACAAAACTCGTATTTGCACCTGATTCTTGGATTCTTCGCTATTGAAACAGGAAACACTCTGGAATTCGTGAAAAAGCAATATTTTAAAAGACTTTGCAATCCACGAATTTTTATTATCTCGAAAAATGACCCTTACCTCGGTAATATACAAGTGTTGAAAAGTTCACGTGATATAGACACAGGGGAGATGACAACGGCTATTCAGCGTTTTCGTAACTGGTCCTCAGCAGAAGCTGGAATATATCTCCCGGAGCCGAACGAACAAGAATTTTTAGATTACATCGAGAATGAATTGGAACGACACAAGGAATACTTATGAAATCCATCCCCAACACCCTACACGCCGACTTGATCAAGTTACTTGAATCGTTACCCGATCACGTGACGGGGGTATCTGTTCGGGAGCTTGAATTCAAAAGAAAGGCAACGTTATTAAAAAGGAAACTTGAAAGATGTAAGGACATAATACATGAAAGTACAGTTAATCAACCTCGGGAGGAACAACATTAACAAGATTGTTTACCCGGCAGACAAGCAAGCGTTGCAGCGAGAGATTAACCGGCACGTGTTGACTACCTGCTGGACGCTTGAGCAATCTCCAAAAGAAGAAAATGAATACTATGTCCTTCGTGGCATGGACGTGATAGGAATGATTAAAATTTTAAAACAATAAACACTATAATCATGGCTAATAAAGACACTAGAAGAGTAAACTTCAACAAATCATTACAGATGCACCTCGCTTGCGCTACTGACGATCTTAGGGTAGTGATGGAGCACATCTATTTTCAAGACGGTTTCGCTTACGCTTCAAACGCTCACGTGTTGGTGAAAAATGATTTATCCGTTTGCTCGTCTATCTCGCAAGAGCAGATCGAGATCCTTAACGGCAAATTGCTTCACAAAGACGCTTACAAAGAGATTCTCAAGTACGATGTTATCGATATATCGGAAGAGGGCATCCAGTGCAAAAAAGGGAATAATACAACTTTTTTCTACTTCAACACAGACGGATCATTAAAATATCCAAAGGCGAAAGAACTGGTTGAAGAGAAATACGCTTTGTCTACCGTTCCCACTCCTCAAATATCCATCAACGCCAAACTGATAGAAATTATTAATAAGGCGTTGTATCATCAACGAGAATTAAAATTCACTTTCAAGGGAGTTAACGAAAGTATCCTCTGCGAGGATAACGATATCGATTCGACAAATTGCGTTGGCTTGATAATGCCTTGCATGACACTATAAACACTGCCCGGTTTCACGGGCACACGAACGAGAATAGTCATAGGGTGCTAAGACCAAATGAACGGAAGTTGCAAGTGTACATAGCAATGTATGTCATCAAGACCGTGCAGCAGCAGACATCTAGTAGGTAAGACGTGAGAATAGCCAATATCACGAACGAACGTAGAAAGCTGACGATACTTGTGCGGGTTCGACTCCCGCCTCGTTCTCGAATCAAGAATGAATATTTATGAAAGACAGAGAACATCAAACGCAAGTGGCTTGCGTGAACTGGTTCCGGGTACAATATCCCGGCAAATTGATACACGCTATCCCTAACGGTGGGGCTAGAAATATCGTCACCGCAGCCAAGCTGAAAGCGGAAGGAGTTGTATCAGGTGTCCCGGATTTGTTCATCCCGGAGCCGTCCGGACAATATCACGGTCTATTCGTAGAAATGAAGGTGAAGGGTGGACGGTTACAAGAAACGCAAAAGGACATGATTGGTAAGCTGAAAGAGAGAGGTTACAAGTGTGCCGTGTGCTGGTCGCTTGACGATTTCATGAAGGTTGTGAACGAATATTTTAATAGACATGAAACGACTGATTGAATACTTCAAAAGAAAACAAGATGCGAGACTCAAACGCTTATGCGTTAAAGAATCGGCAAAATCATGCAAGAGCGGTGAAGAATTAGTCTCCACCGCCAAATGGATTTACGATTGGATTAAAAGCAAGTGATTCATTTCAATTCAATCGGGATGTTAAATTTGATTTTAGACAAGGATGCTTGTTGATATTCTGTGTTCCCTTTTGCTCCCAAGTTAATAGACCCTAGCAAAACACCTATTCCAGAACTAACACCATCCTTGTTTGATTCAGTCAAGGAAACTTCAAATTCTAAATTTGAAATCATTTTGGCTTCGGCTGTTGGCCCAATACCGTTTTTCACGTATGGGATTCCTTCTGAAACTAGACCACCTGACGGGAGAATAGATTTTCCTGTTGTTTTCTTAGCTTCTGCGATGCCATTATAGATACTTGTTATAACATCCTTGATAAATTCATTTAATTCCATGATAAAATATAATTTGAAATTCGACTATCACAAATTTAATAATTAACGAGCGACATTTCTATTTATCCACTTGATAAAATTGAAATTCGACACTTCAATATAGAATGTCGCTCTTGTTTTACATTACTATGATGAGAAGACCGCCCAAACCACCCTCTAACCCACCGGATCGAGGTATAGTGATCATCGCTACATCCCCTCCTTCAGACTGCCTAACCTGTATTCACCATTCTATTTGGAAATACAATCTAATCGAATGCAAGTACAGGATTTGCCCGCAACCGAATTGCAAGGATAATAACATTACATGTATAAACTATAAAGAATAAACAACTATGAAAGAAGACTTATTAAATCAAGTTGACAGTGTAATTCGTAAATTACATGAAACGATTTTAGAAACAGAAAAAATCCGCCAGCAAATTAATAATAGCGGGGAAACAACACGAGATAATAAAGGGTTTAATAAGACATCACATATCGTTACAGAGAAATTTCTTGTTAAACAGTGATACATACCCGCATTGTGGACAATACGCCATTACAACAGGGAATGTTGCCATACTTTTCAATCCAACAGTATGTAATTCTTGTCTATTGAATCCTGTTAAATGAAATTCTTCCATGCAGAGTTCCTTGTTCCCAACAAATCCACAATTTGGACATGATCCTACTTTTAATTTCTTTTCAATTTTTAATTGATCTTCTTGTGATAATTCCATGATTTATAAAATTTAAATGTGACAACACAAAATTAATAATAATTACAGCACGTCCCACTTGTGGTATTTTAAATGTGACAAATTTCTAATTACCGGGGCGTGCTTACTAACAAATTATACGATGAAGAAAATTAAAAAATCATACATACGATTGGAATATATTAACTGCACGAATGACGCTGATATTATTGAAGCGCATGGGAATAGAATGGTACATATTTATTCCCGTGAACATGGACTATACTGTATCGGACTAAGCGGGTACACGAAAGACAAGACGAAGGCTTACACTTTCACTCTACGACAGGCTTACGGGCTCACGAAGCTATGCGGTCCAGAAAAAGGGATAGAATTTCATTTTCTCGAAAAAGTACCCCAAGTAGACACGATAATTTGCCCTAATTGCGGGGAACCATGTCAAGCGGAAGTGAAAGAATCATTCCCCTTTAATGACTTCACTCACCAGTGCGAGCATTGCGGTTACTGGATCATGGAATCTGAATATGAAACTATTAAAAAAATAAACAACGATGGAATTACAAGACAGAGTAACCGTGGTATTAACCAAATACGGTGCAAACGTGCTAAACAAGCAAAACAAGGAGTATAACGATAAATTTCCCAAGGCGGAATGCCGAAGAACGGATTATGCTGTTGGGGATTTTTTAAGTGATCATTTATTCTGTATCATCGACACTTTCAAAGATCACTTCCACATAGAAACGAAGGCTTGTTTCATGAATATAATTCCCGAGATAAAAGGTATACAAGAGAGTAAATGTCGTGTCCTCGAGGATCTAGAAAACTTGAAACTGAGAACGGATAAGTTAAATCTTGAAAGAGAATACCTTGAACGGCTAGGGGTCACGTTTAAAGGCGATAAAATGATCATGGGACAGGTCAAAGTTACTGCCGACACCCCGAATTCGACACGAGGCAAACGTGGAGATATTCAGATAAAAACATGTACCGGGGTGTTCTTGAATGGTAAGCTTGTAAGTATTTTCGATAGAGAACCCACGCCGGTAAACATTCCGGCAGAAAAAGACGAGTTTGTTTCTCTAGCTGCTTACGAGATGCTAGAAAAAGAGAACGAAATATTGCGAGAGATAAACAATTCTATCGAGCATGCTTCTAAATCCTGTGACAATACCCGAGAGATATTCGACGAAATGCGAAAAGGATACGAGAAATTCATGGAGAATTTAAACGCCCGTTTAATGCAAGACCAAATGGAAGCCTACAAGTCTATTATATTCCGGGTTAAAAATAGAATCGAATCCGAATCTGAAGTTATAGGAAAGTTGATCGGGGAAATTGAGAATGGTGAAATAAACGGGAAACAGTTTTCGGAAAATATGAAGGTTATCTTATCCCGTTTAATCGCCGAGAGCAAACAATTAAAAAATGAATTTCAATGAAAGAATCCACCGAAAGACGAATCTACCGGGAGAAGTGCAAACACTTTCTCCCCATGTCTGGAATGTGTTGCATGAAGAGCCACGGGGCAAACGGGTGGCATATATCTATCGGGTGTGATGGGAAATGTCCCCGGATGAATCGTTATGATAGAAAACAAGAGAAAAGTAAAATAGCGGGAAGCGTTATTTTAGAAAATGGCAAAAAAGTAAAATAAGAAGACATGAAAGTAAAGATAACAAGAGTCGTTCTCGTGATGGAGGACGGCAGTAAAACAACGATCAAGCCAAATAAAATCGTTGAAGACGTGGAAGCTTATAGAGCTTTACAAAAGGAGGCTAACAATGCCTCTAAGGTTTTGTTTGTGATAGAAGAAATCGAATAGCTATGGCAAACACATATTTGAAAATAGAAGGCGAAACTTCGGCTTTAGAAGTTGGAGTTGATGAAGGATATTTAAAAATATCTATGAAGGACAACGATAATCAAACTATTACCTCTATACTTCTCGACTATAAAGAAATTGAAGACCTACTGGAATTTATCGAGAAGAAGAAAAAAGAATTGTGATATGCGTGACCAAGGATTTATAAAATTAAGCAGAAAGTTTTTTGAAAACGCCCTCTGGAAAGAACCCCGTCAGTATTCCCGTTCCGAAGCCTGGATAGATTTAATTCAAATGGCAGGATTTGAAGACTCGAAATATATACTGAACAACCGGGCGATAGAAGTCCAAAGAGGAGAGATAGTTGCTAGTCGTAGATTCTTGGAAAATAGGTGGTTATGGGGAAGTACAAAGGTTACTAACTTTTTAGATTTCTTAAAGAAAGAAGGCATGATAAACCAGCGACAAACCAACGGACAAACCATAATAACGCTTTGTAATTACGACACTTACAATACAAGGCAAACCAGTGATGATGTGGAAAACAAACCACCGACAAACCACCGACAAACCAGAGACAAACCACCGACAAACCAAAATAAAGAATATAAAGAAAGTAAAGAAGGAAAAGAAAGTAAAGAAAAAAGTAATTATTTATCTCCTAACGGAGATATTCCCCAGGGGGAACTTGAATTTCCTATCGATGAAAATTTTGAATCTCCCATAAAACATGAAGGAGAAAAAGAAAAAAGTTCCGCGAAAAAAGAAAAAGAATCCGAAAGAGAGCTAGTGAGCAAAGTCGTGAATTACTATCACGAGAAATGTCCCGCCCTTGCCCCGGTGAAGACGATAACGGATAAACGCGTATCTACCGTAATGGCAAGAATTCGGCAGTATGGCAAAGAAAAAGTTGCCGAGATGATAGAGAAAGCCGGATTATCTAATTTTCTCTCGGGGGACAACCAAAGGGGATGGATAGCAGATTTTGACTGGATTTTTAAACCGACAAATTTCGTGAAAGTGTATGAAGGAAAATATGACAACAGAAATCGAACTAGCAAGGAATTACCTGCAAGCGGTCGAGAAGGAGTCGTCGGAAACGGGAATAATCCCCGCCGGAATGATGCCGAAAACAAGAGAGCAGAGCGTGATGCTCTTGGCGAGATTGCCCGACAGGTACTTCACCGCACTATGCCCGAGGGATTTTGACGATACATTGGCAAGCGTAACTCCAACTTTAGCGAGTTTCAAGAAATTTACCGACGAAGCCGCTTTAAAATCCATGTTCTATCTAATCGTGAAAGATGTACTTGATTTCTTCTCGGTTGGCAAGACAATTGGGGCGATGCAATTGCTAGGGACAATCCAACTAATTATCGACGATTTTTATTACTTGAACATTGACGACTTTAAACTTTGCTTCAATAACGCCAAACGAGGCGTTTACGGCAAGATTTACGACAGGGTGGATGGGAATATCATTTACGGGTGGATCTCTCAATACGCACAAGATAAACATTGTTATTGCGAGTCTATTGACGACCGCCTAAAAATGACAGACACGAGCGAACGAATTTCCTCTAGAAGCAAAAATGAAGACCGGATGTATCGAATTTCAGAGATTCAACACAAGTATGGAAAAAATGTAACAAAGTAATTTATGCATTTAATCGACAATTATGACTTTGCCAGCCCCAAAAACAAGGCTGACATGGACAAGAACACCCTTAAACAAAAGGGTATAACCTCTCCCAAACTCGGGAAATACAGGGTAAAGAAAGGGAATGCTATATTCTTCTTTAAAACCAGAGAAAGAATGGAGAATAGCGTTATACACACGGATAAGTTTAAAAACAGGGGAATGGATAAATGCTTCCCGGGAGAATAATTTAAAACAAACAACATGATACACGCTTCTTTATGCACCGGGATCGGTGCCTGCGAACTCGCTGCCACTTGGATGGGGTGGGAGAATGCCTTCTCTTGCGAAATAGACGAGTTCTGCAACAAAGTATTAAGTTATCATTACCCTAACACTACACATTATGGAAACATATTCGAGCAAGATTTTAGAGAATGGAGAGGAAAAATCGACGTCCTCACGGCAGGGTTTCCGTGTTTCGTGGCGGGAACACCAGTACTGACTAGAAAAGGATTCTTGCCTATTGAAGACGTTCAAGTTGGCGATGAAGTACTCACGACAGATAGAACATATCATCCAGTAGAATGTACTATGAAACATGATGCAGATGAAATAATTTATCTACGTGCCCAAGGAATGTTCAAAGAACTAAAATGTACACCAAATCATCCATTTTATGTTCGAACAAGAAAAGGAAGAAAATTCATGCTTCCTGAATATATACATGCTTCTGATTTAAAAAAGGGAGATAAAATAGGATATCCAATACATGAAGGTGATGATACTTCCTTCACTCCAGCTTTTTGGGAATTAGTAGGCACGTGGATAGCCGATGGGTGGTGTGATAACAATAAACGTTCTGGTAGAAAAAATAGTTATAATCACAAAACCATAATATGTTGTGGGAAACATAATATCACAAGACTTCATCATGTTATTCAAAGATCAGGGTATAAATATACCTTAACAGAAGATAAGTCTATTTACAAGGCTATAATCTGTGATGAATGGCTTTGTGATTTCTTAAATGATTTCGGGAAATACGCTCACGGGAAACACCTATCTCCACAATGTTTTATTCTTGATAATGCGAGAAAGAAGTCATTGCTTAAAGGATGGTTTGCGGATGGTTATGTTTGTCAAAATGGTAGTATAAAAATAACGACTGTAAGCGAGAAATTATCCTTAGATATGGCTCAAATAGCAAGAGATGTTTACCATTGTCCAGTAAGTATAAGTAAAAAAACATCAAAACGTACTTGCATAATAGATGGAAGGGTTGTTAATGAACGTCCTCAATTTTGCATTACAATATCTCGTAGTGATAGATATGGTTTCTATGAGAATGGATTTGTTTGGTGTAATGTAAAGAGCATCAGAAAAGAAAAAGAAAGTAATGCCGTTTATAATTTAGCAGTAAATGAAGAACACTCATACAATGTTTACGGAATCGCAGTCCATAACTGCCAGCCATTTAGCTACGCAGGAAAGCGAAATGGAGCGGAAGATGACCGCTACCTCTGGAACGAGGTGTTTCGTGTCATCGACGAGGTTAGACCCACTTGGTTTATTGGTGAAAACGTTACTGGAATCATCTCGATGGTACTCCCCGGCGAGGAGGTTAAAGTGGGAAGTTACACGGACGTTTGCGGAGAGAGTTACACGTTTTACGAGAAACGACAACGATACGTCATCGAACAAATCAGACTCGACCTCGAATCAATCGGATATACTATCAAGCCAGTTGTTATACCGGCTTGTGCCGTCGGAGCGCCCCACAGGAGAGATCGGGTGTGGTTTTTGGCAAGAAAAAATGATACTCCCAACACCGACAGCACAGGATTACAAGCGCAGGGGTCCGAACAGCAAGCAACAAGGATTGCCGGAAGCGGCTTACAAAGGGATGTTACCGACACCGACAGCAATAGATTCGGGATCAGGGAGAATAAACAAGGGAACATCACCGGGAGCCAAGGAAAGACCAACGATTGCACTTGCAGCGAAGATGGGATTACTACCAACCCCAACGGCAAGTTGTCGGAATACTGGGACAATAGCAAACCGTCAAGATGGATCATTGAGGACTTCTCAATTGAATCACAAAATTGCGAAAGATGTTGGGAAAAATTCCCAACTCAATCCCCTGTATGTAAGCGAGATGATGGGATTTCCCTTGGATTATTTGGTATCTCCTTTTCAAAATGGCGACAAGAAAGCATAAAGGCTCTCGGGAATTCCATGGTTCCGCAAGTAGTTTACGAGATATTTTTAGCAATAGAACAAGTAGAAGAAACATTAACGAAGAAAACAATATAAAGCAATGGAAGGACACGTGAAGCGTAGTATAGATCTGATTTGTAGTCTTGAAACAGACAAAATATATAACTTGGGTTTCTCTGGGGGGAAGGATAGTGTTGTTCTTCTTGATATAGCGAAGAAATCCGGGGTAAAATTTGAGGCTGTTTACTCTAACACAACGATAGATCCTCCCGGAACAATCCCGTTTATCCGGGAGAATTACCCGGAAGTCAAGATCGTGAACCCGAAAGAGTCGTTTTTACAGCTTGTGGCGAGAAAAGGTTTTCCATCCCGGCAACGAAGATTCTGTTGCGAGGTCTTGAAAGAGAGTTACGGCATAGGGAAAAGGAACTTGGAAGGGATGCGCAGGGATGAATCTAACAATAGGTCAGATTACGAACCGGAGCAATGTGATAGCAGGAAAAGCATGAAGGGTGCTTGTCACGTGTTGCCCCTTGTATTTTGGACGGGAAGGCAAATTTGGGAATACATTCACAAGCATAACCTTCCTTATATGAAGTATTACGATCCGCCTTACAACTTCACCCGTCATGGCTGTGTCGGATGTCCTCTCGCGACGAAACAACAAATGAGAATCGAGTTTAAAACGTTCCCCCGGTACGCGATAAACCTCATGAAAGCTATAAAAAAGTTCATGGAAACGCACCCTGAAACATTTTGGGGGAAGAATTTTGATAATGAACAAGAGGCGTTTTATTACTACATCAACGACTTGTCTTTACAGGATTTCAAGTTCATGAAAACGGCATCCATGTTCAAGAATGATTTCAGGAGGATGGTAAACAATTATTTAGGAATTAATGAATAAAAGCTGAAAAATGGATACCAAACTAACAATAGATGAAATAGAACTTGCTATCGTGAATAGCAGTATATTCAATAAGAGAGGAGATATATTTGTCCCCAATGTTTCTTGGGGGCTGCTTAACCACGAGGCCGATATGGTCGTAATGACCAAATCGGGATACTTAACGGAGATCGAGATAAAACGGTCTTGGGAGGATTTCAAGGCGGATTTCAAGAAAGATCACGAGCACAAGGACGAGAGGGTGTATAAGTTCTATTACTGCGTTCCCTCCTCGATAAAAGACAAGGTTATAGAGCTATTTAAAACTAAACACGAGTTTATCCCTGCTGTCTTGTCTTACACGGAAGAAGGAGTCGTGACTGACTTGAAGGTTGGCTTCCCTAACACGAACCGGGGAAGAAAGTTGTTCCTAGAGGAGCAATTAACTATCGCCCGCCTTGGGTGCATGAGGGTGTGGAATTTGAAACAGAAGTTAGTTGATATTATGCACGACAATGAATCACATAAAGCACAATCATGAAAAAGATAATGCATGGAAATTAAAGATGTAATATTAAAAAGATACATCCCATCTGATGGGATGGCGTTAAAGATAACACGAGATTGTTTCGGGTGTAATGGAATTTGTAAAGATGTATCGTATTCTAGTAGACCTGTTATCGCGTACGAGGATGATCCATCGTTTTCCGTCGAAGAGGTTCCGGTACAGGAATACGAGAAGTGGGTAAAAGAAAAAGGTTGTCGCGTGAGTGTTGAATCGTTGATTCAGTAGATACGAAAAAATAATGTGGTGAAATTTGAAATTACGGATAATAGTTGTATGTTTGCCTCACCTTACATAGTCATAGGCGAGTGACGCTCGCTGTTAGGTGAGCATTTTTTTATGCTTGCAAGATTGGTGCTGCCAAAATATACGGTTGCTACCCCCGTGTGGAACGTTAATGCGTCCACTGCCTATGACGGTGTAAGGTAACGGGAAAGGGCAACCGTTTTTATTGCCTATAATGCCAAAATTACCTTATAGTCATGGCAACACAAACTATCTCATCAAGTGCATCATGCACTAAAAATCTAGTATCCGTAAATGACGGAAAAGTCGTAACCACATCTTTACAAGTTGCAGAACATTTTCAACGTCCACACAAAGACGTGTTAAGTTCTATAAGAAAACTTGATTGTAGTCCTATTTTTCAAGAGCGAAATTTTTCGCTTTCGTTCTATCACAGGCAATTACTAAATGGAGGTTATAAAAAAGAACCGATGTACTACTTAACCCGTGACGGCTTCACTTTCCTTGCGATGGGATTCACCGGTAAGAATTTTGAGGTAGTTGACATTGTTTTTTCCGGTTTTATTCGTATGTTTGTCACGTCAGAACAAACATACAATCGTTGCAAGAGTGCATCGACAAAGGATAATAGAAAGCATAAGCAGTTCTATTTAGATTCGTTACATATATCCTTGATGTATGTTTGCTCTGACAGGTTAGAATCTAATAGAGCTGCTATTTTGTTTAATTCATCTAATTAGTCAGAGCAGGATGAAAACAATTAATTCAATTTCATGCCCAACAAACGGGCTTGTAATGGTCAATCGTGACCAAGTAGTAACTACTTCCCTAAAAGTAGCCGAGTATTTCGGGAAAGATCACAAACTCGTTTTAAGAGCAATCCGAAACTTAGAGTGTTCTGCTGAATTTACAGGGCGCAATTTTGCACCATGTTTCTATTTCAGTGAGTTACGTAATAACGTGAAAAGAAAGCTCCCGATGTATTACATGACAAGAGACGGTTTCACGCTATTAGTTATGGGGTTCACCGGCAAGATTGCCGCTCGATTCAAGGAAGCCTACATTAACGCATTTAATGAAATGGAGGAACGTTTGCGAGGCGTAACGGTTAAAGAGGAAGATATTGCCACGTACCTCCGGTCGCTGTGCGAGGACATGGACACGAGGATGAAAGGACACGAGAAACAACTCGCTAAGCGATACGGCAGCACACCGAACCCCGGGATGCTATCACCTGCATTGTTCTGCACGGGGTCGTTGAAAAGCCAGCTGGATTACATATTCAAGGCTCTGAACAACGATATTCTTGCCGGGCAATTCGCCTGGGCGAAGCTTGAAAAGGTAGAGAGGGAGAACAAGGAAATGAAACGAGAGCTTGCTAAGGTGGCGAGCAAATTATTGAATTATTATTACTAACGATAAATTAATCATGGAAAACAACATTCAATTATTCAAAAACGATCAATTCGGGGAAGAGAGAGTAACCGAGTTGAACGGGGAGCCGTTATTTTGTCTTTCCGACGTGTGTAACATACTTGGATTAAGACAAGGTGATGTAAGACAACGATTAGACGAGGGGGTGGTTTCAACCCAACCCCTTCAGACAGCAGGAGGAATTCAGCAAGCCAATTTCGTTAATGAAGATGGCTTGTATGATACAATACTCGATAGTCGGAAACAAGAAGCGAAACAATTTCGGAAATGGGTAACAAGTGAAATTTTACCATCTATCCGCAAAACTGGTGGTTATCTAGTCACATCAGAGAACGACACTCCGGAAATGATCATGGCAAAAGCTATTATTGTGGCACAAGAAACTATAAAGAAAAAGGACGAGAAGCTAAAACAACTCGAACACCGTAATAGCATCCTTGAACCGAAAGCCGAGTTGATGGACAAGGTGATGGACTCGGATCAGAAAATCGACGTCGGGCAAGCGGCTAAAATCCTTCAATTGCCGTTCGGGAGGAACACTCTCTTTCAGAAATTGCGAGAGAAAGGTGTTTTCTTCTCCAATAGAAACGAACCGAAGCAAGAATACATTAAACGTGGCTATTTCGAGCTAAAAGAGAAATGGATTGATCGGGATAATCATGACGGCTTTATGGTTGTAAAAGTATTGGTAACACAAAAAGGACTTGATTTTATAGCGAAGTTGTTTGAGATCGTTAAACATACCAAGCAGCTAGCAAAAATAATGTAATAACCCTCCCCGTCTAACCACGGGGAGATAAAATAAAAGATAAAGTAATTAATTATGCCACAAGAATGCTGGTTTACTAATTATCGCTTCCCTGTTTTGAGCGATCCAACAAAAGTAATAATAATCCGATGTAATTTATTAAACGACAGTTTACCTAAAACAAAAAGAACAGGTATGAAAGAACACTTAATTAAAACATGGTTATTCTCCCGCTCCTTGTTAGAGGAAGCGGCACAGATGTTAAACATCCATTCTGCCGGAAGCAGAGCGGTGTTAGAAATTAATTTATGTAGAAGATCCTACAAGGAATTAAAGGAAGTTATATCCAAAATGTATTCTAAATGAATATAATATGGATTACAATTGATTAAAATAAGACCTATGAATAACCAATTAAATCACATAAACAAGAATAGTTTCTGGGGAACGATAATAATTTCTATTATTCCCGTGACTGTTTTTTCACTCAGTTATGAAGAGTTTGGTATTTACGGAACTGCGGTCATTATAATGATTATATGCTGTCTTTACTTTATTAAATTTAGGCAAGACATAATCATTGACTACTTGAAGATGAAACAAGACGAAGAATTAACTAGAAATAGGTAACAGGGGAGAATTATGAAAATATCAGGATGCATCATACAAAAACGCAATATTAAGGAAAGTAACAAAGATACTTTCTACGCAAGCTACAGGGGAAAAAGAATATATGTTTCTTCCAATCATGGGTTTGGGAAGGCAGAATACGATCATCTTACTCGTTTTTATATCTTCGTGGTTGATGCAAAAACAGAAATATGCGACGTGGATATGTACGAGGATTGCCATGATATTCGAGAAGCGATAAGAGTAGCATTGAAAGGAGCGTGTTTTATTTAACAAATTTACGACTATGAGTAAGAAACGTAAAGAGAAGGTGGTATACATTCCTAACCAGTTATACTACCAAAACACCTTTTACAATCGTGGAGAAAATGATTACCTCCACAACAAGAATTTAAGTAGACAGTATCAATACAAACTCGCTAAAAAGAAGAAGTAACATGCAACAAAAAGTAGAAGAAGCAGCCCATTTATTTGCTGAAAGTAGGAGCAGCGGTAGTGACTTCCCTGCATATTACCATGGATTTATAGCTGGTGCAGAATGGCAGGCTTGTCATCCTCTATGGATAAACGCTAAGATACAGTTACCAAAAGATTATGAGCAAAAATTAATCCTTTTAAAGGACTGGAAAGTTAGAATTGCTATATTAGATTCTTTCGATGAGAATGATTTTAAGACTACTTATTTCTGGTATGACAGAGAAATCGACGAGAGTTTTGATTTGGAAGATGTTGTCGCATGGGCACCTATTCCATCTTTTTATGAAATAGTAATTACGAAAAAGAAATGAGCCAAGTTTGTTCTACAATGTGGTATGATAACGGATGGTGGTGTACGTGTCCGTGGTGTGGAGAATTTATTGAAGTAAGTGACGCTGATAATATGTTGTTTAATAACAATTGTTCCATGTACATAGTATGCCCCAATGAAGAATGTGGAAATAGTTTTTATTTAGAAAAGCAATAATCATGGGAGTAGAGAAAAATATAAGCATGGATAAATTCCCCAAACAGCATCTACCCGAAGAAACTGTTATGGGTGGGATAGGTAGAATCGTGAATGTTTGTTTTAACTACGATTCGGCAAAGAGAATACGTGGTGTAATAATTAGAGATGACAAAGAATATCCAGGTGTTACTATTATTAGACTAGTTGACGGAAGAATTGTTTTGTCTAGTGAATGCCAGTATTCTACAACAGATGAAGTATATGAAACGGTAACTCGTAGTTTTATATTTAAAAATAGGTAATTATGGAAGAATATAAAGTAGGCGAAGTGTTCCAGTTTGGAAGGATTAAACTGAGATGCGTGGAAGTTTCAGGCGGGAATTGCAATGGATGTTATTTGCGTGATTTAATTGATTGTGGATCGTGTGTTGGAGAATGTTTTTGGGCGAAAAGATCAGACCACAAGAACGTGGTATTTGTTGAAGTAACAGAAGAAGACAATGGCAAAATTTAAATAATAAATAATACAAAAAAACGATATGAGTACAGCTTGCGTGCAGGATATATACAAGTGCGCCACATGTAAATCGGCAGCGGACGAACACGGGAGAGGATGCAAGTATGGATTATTATTCCCCTTGCTTCTAGTTATAACGGAACAGCCTAATTGCAAGAATTATGAATTTGACATGGAAAAGGCAAGACTGCAACTGAAAAAACTAGAAGAATCTAAAACATAAATAAAAGTAATATTAAAAATGGAAGATACACAATTTATAGTACAAGCGTTGTTTTTTATCGTAAATTGTTTCGCTATTGCCTTCATCTGCACCGTGGTTACAAGGTGGATACAACGGGTCGAGGAGTTAATTAGCGTCGCCAATAAGTCAATCGACGCCTCGGCGAAAAGATTGGACAGCGTCTACGTGAACCAGTTGTTATTATTGCAACAAATGTACGCCGCAACCGAACAATACGAGGAAGCGGCAAAGGTTAAGAGATTAGTGGAAATAGAACTTAAACTACAAAAAGAACGTTTAAATGAAAAGAGTGTACAAGATCGGAACCAAGGGTAGCGTGATAACCCTATACCGGAGGAGATTTAAACTCTTCTGGCTCCCCGTCGAATCCAAGAACTTTTACTATTCAGAACACAGGATAAAAATAATATGGGATTGGGTAGTAAAATACGGGAAGGATAATTTTATCTCGGACAAGTGTTATTAAAATGGAAAGTAAAAAAATCGGGAATTCCGATTTTCTCAATAAACTGAAATTAGATGTCGAGTGTTGCAAGGATAACTCTCGAACGGTAGGGGCATTCCTTCTCGGGAGTGCCCTTTTTTTATATAGAATTGAAACAAATAAAACGAAAATATCGTAAAATAAAGAAGAATTCTTGCAAGATTTAATCCTGGAATTTATATTTGCGACATAATTACGCTCTTGGCTTCGCATATCTCAAATCAATTTGATTCTAATAACGAGGATGCCGACCCAAGAGCCTCGTTTTTTATAGCTTATGGAAAAGAAAAACTCGAACAAAACAGACAATTCAACAAATTTTAATATTCCAGTTAAAATAGCCGTATTGATAGATGGGGGATTTTTCATTAAAAGATACAATTCTCTTTACAATAAAGAAAAATCAAAAACCGCAGAGGAAGTTGCTGACGATATATACACGTTAGCTCATTCTCATGTCGGAAAAGAAAATTATTTATACCGTATTTTTTTCTATGACTGCCTCCCGTTTGAAAAAAGAGTTCACAACCCGATATCCAAAAAATGTATTGTTTTCGAGAAAACGCCAGAAGCGATTTTCAGGAATCAAATATTTGAATTTTTAAAACAGAAAAGGAAAGTAGCCCTTAGATTAGGATACCTGAAAGATTCAGGTAATTGGCTAATCAGACCAAGTAAAGTAAAGGAACTCCTATCTAAAAATATTGTAATTGACGATTTGTCCGAGGATGATGTTTATTATGATTTAAGACAAAAAAGCATAGACATGAAAATAGGTGTCGATATAGCTTCGTTGTCTTTAAAACATTTTGTAGACAGGATTGTGCTTATTTCTGGTGATGCTGATTTTGTTCCAGCTGCAAAACTCGCAAGAAGAGAGGGGATAGATTTTATTTTAGACCCGATGATGGCGCATGTGGATAATTCCCTGTTCGAGCATATAGACGGAATGAAGTCGCCTAAATTTTGTAGAAAAGCGGATTCTAGCACAGGAAGTATAACAGATGGAAAGACAGATAGCCCTAAACCCTCGGGTAAAATCAAGCGGAAAACAATAAAAAAAGTGCCTAGAAATAAATAACTAGCATTTTATTTATTACTTTTGCATATAATAATGTAACTATTATACACCTAAGGAGAGAAGCCTTAGTCTAATTCCCCAATTAGATAATAGTCTAAAAGAAAGTGAATCAGGATTGCCGTCTTTAATTCACTTTCTTTTTTATATGCCAAAAATAAAGGGGCATCCCGCCCCTCTAACACATCGCCAACTGTGCTACACTTTAAAACAACTATCTAACCGCTCTTAAACGAGATTGAGCATTTCCGCTACAATTATCGCCGCAACTCCGGCAATACACTCGTTGTCCAGCAAGTCCATTAAATAAACAAAATTAGCCTCGTTCTTCATGGCGCGTGTTTTTTTAAGTTTTACATTTACAAATTTCCCTCTCTATATCTTTATCGTGATTACAACAGGTACACAGGAACATCTTGTTTACCGGGAACAAATCACGCCGTATCTCCCCGGACAGGTAAGCGACATCCTCTCCGCCTGTTTCCAACCCGAATGCTTTAGCCACGTGGTCAGTGAAATGTCTTAGCTCGTGCGAGAACGAATTATCGAACTCTGCCGGACTTTCCCACATCCCGATAACCATCACCGTTTCACGCAGGGCGTTATTGGAATATGTAAGACCCGTGTTCAACCTGCATGAAGCCATGTTCCGGTAGGCTCTTTCAAGATTATTCCTCGGGCATTGTATCGCTCTTAACTCGTTAATAATATCACGAGTGTAATAACAATCCACGGCGTAGAACACTCGAAGGTGCCAGTCGTAACGGTCAATATACAGGTCTTGCACTATCATCGGTTCAATTTCGCTAGTTGTTTTTCCAACCTACGCCTTTGCGCTCGATTTAAGACACTTTTATCTATGCCTTTGGCGAAACCCTTTAACTTGTTAAAATCATCCTCTGGCATCGATTTAATAACACTCTCCGGGTTTTCTCCTCGGAGAATCCTAAGCACGTACTTTAACCCTTTCATAGTATCTCGTCCCATTCTACCGGTTCGCCGGCCGCCACCATCGTGGCGTACCACCTTCTCATCGTTGTGCCATCGGCGGCATCGGGATCGTCAATAACGTCTTTAACGTACAAGGCTAAATGCTGCTCGTCCTTTATCGAGGAACCTAGAAAATCCGCTTTCGCCATGTTGGCGGCGTACAAATAGTCTAAGCCCGTGGCGTTTCCCAGTTTAACACCGTTCCTTGATAACAGGTCATCAACTTGCTCCTTCGTGTAAGGATCTATCTTTTCCATCTTCCCCGTTGCCGGGTTATTTTTCTTCATTTTGGAGGTAGCGTATTCTACCGCCTTCTTGTTAAAATGCCACCCGTTGTTTCTCAAGTAAGCTTTCATCTCCCGTGGCATATCGTCGTACAAGTCTAAAGCTGGTCTACACATTGTAATTTTTTTTTAAAAGGAGGCGAGAAAACCCGCCTCCCGGTTAAACACTACCGGTAACGCGAATACCTACCGGTTCCACGGACTCCCCTGCGGTTACCGTAACCACCACGACCGGAGCCGCCGCTATAACCGCCACGTTCTCCCATGTCGTCGTAATCCTCGTCATCGTCCCAGCGTTCGCCCATGCTTTCCCCGTTGGAAAGTTCCTCGAGACATTGCATCAACTTGCCGCCGTAACGAACCATTTTTTCAGCGTAGTCGGACATTTTCTCGACCTTGCTCTCTGATATTTCGATCATAACCATTTAACTTGTTTTTTTACTGTTACTACTACCGTTTAAAGCTTTCGACAGCATCTCTCTTATATCCGTCAGTGTGCCTTCCATGCCGGAAACCTTTTGTTCCAACGCCCCGATTTTCTCCTCTTGCGCTTTCTCTTTAGCGAGTTGCGGGTTTAACACCTTTAGCATGTCGTCGCAAGAAGCTATAACGCTTTCATGGTAAGGAATGCTCTCGATAACTTGCTTGCTCGTTCTTAGCATTGCCTCCACCTCGGCGTTCATCGCTTCCCTGCTCTCGGATACCACGACGCCGCTAGAACCGAAATTAGCGATAGACAAGGTTGCCGGGAGCTGTTTGAACTCCATCGTTTCCTCCCCGACCTTCACCGACACGTCAACCACCGTTTCCACGTTTTGCCCGAAGGCTTGACCCGGCACGAGTTGGCCGTACTTGGGTTGCGGGTTACTCACGGAAACCACCTGACCGACCTTCAAACTTGGATTGTCGCCTTTTTGAAGGATGTAAAATATATTCTGTTGTCTTAAACTTTGAAACATGATTAATTAACTCTTTAACAAGCGGGATAACTCCCGCTCCTGATTTTACACTACTCCTGTCAAAATTTGCAAGGTGTTACTTCCAGACTCGTAATAACACAGGTAAATACCCGTTCCTGTTATATCCGAGGCCGTCACGTTGGCACCCGCTATCGTTGTCAGTTCTTGGGTCGCCCCGTTCGTGTCGAAAACCACCGGGAGAGTTCCCGTGGTTCCAGCCGGGATGGGCTGGGCCAGCCTGAAAAGAATCAGACCGCTAAACGGTGCGGACAGGAAAGGGTGATTACGGAACGAGAAACGCACGTTGGCGGTTCCTACCGTAACTCCCGTGCTTTCAAGCCTCGGGATCCCGTTCTTGTTCGCCATTATGAAAGGATTTATAAATGCCATAATACTTGTTTTAATAGATTATTACTATATTTGCACTGGGATAGATGAGAGTAATTAACTCATTGACAAGAGGTATGTCAACGCCTCTTCCCTTATTTTCAATGTTGACATCATAAATATAAAGTTGACGATGACTAACGAAGAATTTATCAAAAGCATTTCTCTTGAAGGGGAAGAATGGCGAGATGTAACAGGCTGGGAAGGATTATATGCTGTCAGTAACATTGGACGTGTAGTCTCATATGGTCGTATCCAGCGTATAAGCAATGGACGCGGGAAAGCACATGAAATACATTTTCCCAAGAAAATTATGAGTCTTTGCGAACATCATAATCACCACAAAAAAGGTGATGATTCGTATTTTTCCGTTATGTTACGAAATAACGGAAAAAACAGACGCTTTTTAGTTCACAGGATTGTTGCGACGGAATTTATACCTAACCCTCTTGGCTACAAACATATTGATCATATAGATGCGAACAAACACAATAACAGGGTGGAAAATCTCCGGTGGTGTAATCCTATAATTAACATGGGAAACCCTTTAACAAAAGAAGCGATAAGTCGTGGCGCCAAAGGAAGAATAGCTCATAATCGTAGAAAAATACTATCATTTAAAAATTCTTCTTTGGTTAAAGAATACGAATCACTAGCTTCTGTAAAGTCGGATGGATTTAGCCCTTCCAACGTGTATCTATGTTGTGTTGGTAGACAGGTGATACACAAAGGATATAAATGGATGTACGCTGATGAATACGCAACCTCTTGACAATAAATCAAAGAACTCTTTATCTGCTCCTAGTTAGGCATTATCCCCATAACCCTCCATTGGGAAGATTGTTAAACCCAATCCCGTATTGAGCAGCCACGCAAGTCGGGACACCAACAATCGGACTGTAAGGTATTGTTACTGTTTCCGGAGCTTTACATTCGATCTTGGCTAATCTTGCCGATAAATCAGCGAGTGCGGCATTCGCGGGGGCAACAGCAGAACCAATCATCTGCCCAAATTGTGCAGTTTGATGTTCTTGTGAAAGTTGACCTGCAAGTGCCGTGCTACGAGCTCTTTCCGCGTCAAGTTTAGTCTGCATTTCACGCATTTCTAACTGGCAGAACCTGTCATTAATGATTTGCGTTTGGGCGTCAATTTTGGCAGCGATCACGTTTGCGTTGCTTGTTGCGTTTTGTACAATCTCTTGTGTCTGTTGAATTGTACGTAACTGACCCTCGTACCCTTGTGTAGTTACCAGGTTTTTCATGTCGCAGCAGCAAGAAGCGATCTGTTGGGCGATCTGGCAATTCCCTTGCTGGATGGCGTTGATGATCTGCATGGAGCTTTGTCCGACTTGATTGCCAACTTGCTGAACTTGAGACATGACACCGTTGATGGCTTGCTGGATTTGTCCCACCGAGCAATTCAAGTTGGTTGCCAGCGTGTTGATGGCTTGCCCGTTACCTTGGATGGCGGACATCAGCAATTCTCTACCGTTGTCATTGTTGATAAGGTTCGGGATGGCACCTAATCCACCGTTCTCGCCGTTTCCTCCCCAGAGTCCACCACGTCCCATGAGCGGGAACAAGAAGAACAAGAAAATTACCCACATGAACCAGCCTCCCTCGCCACCGAATCCACCGTTTCCACGGTTGTTCATGGCTAAAAGCAAGTTCGGGTCAAGCCCGTTTTTCTGGAGAAGCGGGGCAAGCATACCCAGCATCCCGTTTCCGCTACCTCCTTCGTTCGGGAATACAAAAGTTTTAGTTTCACTCATATTTTTAAAATTTATAATCGCCCGGCACCATTACCGGGTATCACAAATTTCACTTATAACGAGTTGCTAGTTAAATTATTGGTTGCTATGTCGTTGCTACATTGTTTATAATAAGTTGCTAAAATGTAGCTGTGTTTCTTGCGGTTATCTAGCGTGTTTTTTAACTTGTTTACCCCTTGCCGGGTAATATGCAAGTAAGTTGCCGTTAGCGTGTCGGAGAAACCTAAATTAGACAACAAGCTTACAAGAATACTTCTAGCATCGACGTGGTCTTGTTTCTTGCTATATATTAAATCGTTGCCGTCTATTCCTGTTCTCTCCGAGATAATTTTTACCACCTTGTTGAAAATTTTTTCCATTTTTCTTGTTTTTAGTGTAACAAATAAAAATCCTGTCCGTAAAACTTTCAACTTTGAGAGAGAAAGCTACGAACAGGATTGGGTGGTGCTAATTCTTTAGAGAGGTTCTCTCTCTTTTATATTTTTATAAGCCTAAGTTTCCGGAGTATTTTAATAATGGAAGGCACGCTTAACCCGGCTAACAAGATAACCAGCCACCACAAGGATCTAGGAACCCTATACCTCTCTTTAACCACTTCAACCGGGTAAGGTTCCCTGATAGTATCTCGTTGGCTTACATAGATGGTATCCCGGCTATATCTGTCCCTGTACACGGTTTTCGTCCTGTCCCTGTACACGGTGTCGCCCTTTACAAGCACGAACACGCTATCCTTCTCGTGGATGCTGTCCACTCTAAACCTATCCACGTATTCCGTCTTCGTTTCCGTTGTTTTAACGGGGATGTACTTAATACTATCGCAAGAAACAATAAAAAGAGCCATGAAAAATAACAAAAACAGCCTTCCTTTCAGTGATTTTGATTGATATAGGGCTAGAACATCATTCCCATACGCTCCAAGTTCCCCGCTAGGATCGGGATGTCCGTTCGTGATTATCTCGAAATGGGGAATATTCACGACACGAGGTTTAAAATTTGTTTCTAACTTTTTCACTGCACGTACTTTTTGTAATTAGCGATAAACTCTTCCTCCTTCCCTTTGCCTAAAGGCGTGTTGTAATAGCGCTTCCAGTAAGTAGCCCATCCTTCTAGGTTGCTCGGTATTGCCTTCTTTACACGTAAATAATGCACCCGTGCCATGCAAATTGCTAGCAAGTCGTTGTTCTCTATATCCTCCGCTTTAAAACGGGACACACGAGCGGCACGTTCAATTTTTGCCGCCAGTTCCGGTTTATACCGGAGATAATTATTCACGATGTCGTTGAAAGTTGCCGGCTCCATCTGGAATATCCCCAATGCCGGACCTCCTCCTATTTGTTTCCTGTACTTGCCTAGACGGCTCTCTTGCGCTGCCGTGCCCATTAACAAGTTCACGGCATTGTCCGAGTAAAGTCCTATTTCCTTCAAAACGGACGTTATCAAGTTTCTAATCGTCACCTTGTTCATTCACGAAGTTATTAGGTGGGACTCTTTTAAAACATCTCAAAGCTATATTGCACTTCAGAAACTCGAGCTCTTGTTTTTCAAGTTTCAATCGTGTTATCTCTTCCATGCTTTCACGTATTCGCAAGCGATCATCGTTTTTTTCCGAGTAAAGCTTGTCTATCTTCCCTTTAAGTTCTATAGCCTCGGCGTCCTTCTTGTCGTACAACTCCTTCCATTCATCGGCGTACTGGCTCGTGTATTCCGCTTCTGCCTTTACTGCCGCCGCAGTTTCTTTCCGCCTCTTGGAATTGTAAAACAAGAATATCCCGAGCAACGGTACAATTATTATTGTCACGACCTTGCTAATCAGATCTACGATTTCTTTTATCTCCTCCATTTCATTATTTTAAAATTTAGTTATACATTCGCGAAAAGGTTCTTCTGAACCTTGGTGCCTAGAGCGAAGTACCGGGATGGGAAACGCTCTTTTTTTTATGCCCTAGCGAAGATATTTCCCCGCTAGAGCCAATAGGTTAATTCCCGAGTTGGTTGTAGAACTCCATTATTTTCACCTCCAGTTACGGAAGGAAGTTAGACGGAAGGTTTGCCCCGTTAATGCTAGACACCATCTCGTTCACGCAGTCGTATGTGCCGTTAATGTTCACGTACGGGTTTCCATCTTCCTGCAAAGTTCCCTCGCAATAGAATGTAACATTCGTCGGGTTCGCGCTTTGATCGTACTCTGCCGATAAATGCACGTTTACTCCTTTAATAACATCGCTAGCAGATGCTTGTGTTTTGTAATTAATTTCCATGATTATAAATTTTTAAATTAAACGTTTTCTTTCTCCACAACAAGGTCATCTATCTTGTAGAATAGACTCTTGTTGCGCCCTGTTATACATTTCGATTCATCGGCAAAGTCAAGGACAACTCTCTTTAAAGTTTCGGCCTCAATTCCGATTAACTCGATATCCTTCTCGAAGTCTTTCCCCGGGTTAAAAGTATTCTCCCCTTCCTTGTGTATCTCTCCTCGTTCTATTTCCTCGTTGGAAAATTCCACCTTCGGCACGAAGTTATCGAGCACTTTTCTTTCCTGAAAAGAACTCCCGGCTACTTTTATTAGCCCGAGTAGGTTTAATCTCTCTACAATGTTTAGTTTTAATGTTTGCGTTTCCATGTTATTGTTATTAATTTAATTTTAGAATGTTATTCCCGTCGTGTGTTCTGATCTTACTATCCAGCAATTAGTCCCATTGTATTTTCCTATATATTGGCACACCGCAGTGACTTTAATACCTCCACTTGTAGCGCTTATTTCAGCCCAAGGGGAAAAGCTGCCTCCTTGTAAAATTCGATCATTCCCATTACCAATTATTCCAACAGCATAACCCGTTAAAGGAATTATTCTAACAACATGTCCTGGCTTAATGTATCCACTAGCAGGGAGAGTAACGTTTATCTTACTAGAATTAGCACACACGACAACGGTCTGATACGCGTTTAACACTATCCCCGTGTTAACAAATAGTACGGACGAAGGGATATAACCACATCCTCCGACTGTATAACAATAGTTACTCATTCTTAAGTCGTGCCAATCGGAAGCTATTTCTATCGATCCATTTTCCACGTAAATGTCCCCATTTTTCGAATGCAAGGCACGGGCTGGAGTTTGGGATCCGTAATTGCCTGAATTATTCCAATATGGATTTTCAGCGTACAACTCTAGAGCCGTGACATTGGCTAAGTAATTACCCGTGGTGTGTTTAGCGACTATTTCTAATCCAAGAATGCTTGCGTTATCTCGCAATACCCGTATTAATCCCGCTTGAACGATCCCGCTAGACAATGGCAGAATCCCAGTACTTTCCGGAGATATTACCATACCACCATCGCCGAACAACTTGGAACCTTTCGCGTTATCTGAATCAACAAATGGTGAAACAAATTCTTTACTTTGGAATCCAGATGCCGTTATTACCCATCCTGAAATCATGTTTTTACTTCCTATCTGGAAAATAGGGTCACTTACATTCCCATCAATCCCCTTTAGTCCCCAATCGCTCGCGCTTATGTAGAACATCTCCACGTAATGCGAGGCATCCTTGTAAGCTTTAAATGACCTCTCCTCGCCTGTCGATGTTATCTTCACCCCCGGACCGATACCAAAGTCTTTACCGCCAATTACCTTGTAATCCTGAAACGAAAACCCGGCAACGGCGAGCATGTTGGCACTAATCGAGTTCGCTTTCAGGATATTGGTTTTCAACTTGTCTATAAAACCATCAACCGCGATCAAGGCATCTGCCGTGAGCAATGCCGTGTTTATCATTCCTGCCTTGACAAGTGGTCCTTTGGTTACAGCGTTTGCTTTTAACGCCTCGAAATTTGTAAACCCGAGTTGAGCCGCGAAAGAATCTTTCGTCGTGATCTCCACGTCCGCGTAACCGTCCGCCGTTTGGTCTATAACTGTGGCATAATCCACGAACCACTCTAATGGATTACCCGATGGCTTCACCGGACCAGAAAGGCAAAGGAAATTAATCGTACTAAAAGTACCAGTTGGACCGCAAGTTTCTTTAAAAATATACCTTTCAAACTTTTCGGTTCCTGTCATTGGCGTTAATGCCTCTTGTTTATATCCATCGCCATGAGCGTTATGAATATTTCTAAGCGTGTATCCGACCGGAATTTTAGCACTAACCTCCACGACAAATACCGCGTTAGCTCTCGAATTGTGCCCGAAATAAAATCCCCCCAAATGACTTGTTGTCGTACCACCGTAAGCCTTTATATATAAACACCATTCAGAATCAGCATAAGGCGATCCGACTAATTCGTTCTTTATATGCAAAGCGGTATCCGAATCAAACGAGTTTGAAGCAGTTTGCCCTGTAGATTTACGAACCCTGTGAATCTCCACTACACCGCCGTTATTTTGCGCATTGTATGTTCTGGTTCCATTCAACCCCAGCTTAAACTCCGGGTCCTTGTATAGCATCTTTCCGTTAATAGATCCCCCGGGTTTCCCTTGGGCTCCCGTCGCACCGGTTGCCCCCTTAAACGCTATCGAGTACGAGAACACCTTGGTAAACACCTTACCATCCACTGTAACTGGGATTTTAACCGTCCCGCTTGCAGTTTTCATGCTCGTTGTTACGGTAAAGGTAATAACGGGTGCCGTGGTGCCGTTGCTTGCCACACTTGCCGTCATACCCGCTGGTAACCCAGTTATCGTGCCGATAGTAGCAACTACTTGCGTCGCCCCCTTGTATGCAGTAACACCACATGTAGTAGAGCCAGCCAATGCCGCTGCCGTGGAACCAGCAAAGGCGTGCGATTCATTGCCAAGCAACACCGTGTAGGCGTCTTTCCCTGCAGCTCCCGTCGCTCCGGTAGCACCATCCGCCAACTTCGCTATCGTAAAACTATCGGACAACTTCTCGTCCCCGTTACAGATACACCGGAATGTCCTAACATTCGTACCGGAAGGGAAAAATGTAGTATTACCCGGGGAAACGGTATAAGTCGAGGATGTCGCACCGCTTATGTTCGTCCACGTGCTGCCATTAAGGTATTGCCACTGGTAAGAAGTAGGGGTAAAATTCCTCGGGATTGCCGTTAACACGATGCTCGCCGGGGTTGGCGTACCAGTATAACCTGCCCCGTACTTGAACACTTGCGATGGGGCGGTAACATCTACTGTTTTGGCGATAGCGTCCTGAATCGCTTGCTCCATGTCTTCCGGGGCTTGCACCCAATCTAAAGGTGGCTTTATATGTCCCTCGTAAAGACAAGCCCATTTTATCGTTGCAGGGTTGGCTGAAGAACCGGAAGAAGGAAAATTGTAAATATTTATTTTTCTCTTGTAAATTTCTTGTACAGTTGATGCGGTAATGTGGATAAAAGCAACTTCACCACTCATGTCGACTGGGAGATATCCAGCCAAGGCATTTCCATCATTAAACCAAACTCCAAATTTTTGTCCTCCTGTCGTTGTCCCTCTTAACACTAACGTGTATTTCCCGCCAGTAATGAGGTCTATAGATGTGTAATAGTTTTTTATGTTATAGGAATTGTTTGTTACCTCTTTCCCAGAGTCCAAAAACAAGTTTCTAACCCCTATCTGTATCCCGTCCACCTTGTTCGTTGCATCCTGTTCCGCCAACTCTTTAATCCGGTCCTGTATCGCCTTGTCCGCTTCCCCGACCCTTGTTTTGTAAGTAGAAAGCGCCGTGTTATAAGCGGTGAATTTAGCGTTCACGTCCGCTTTCTCCGCTGCCGTTGCCTTCCCGTCAGCGATAGCGGTATTGATCGAGGATATTAAGTTGGCGTGTGCCGTGTTATAAGCAGTTTTGGCACTAGCGAGATTTGTTTTAGCTGTTCCGATTAGATAGGCGTTAGCGTACAACTTGGTATAGTAAGCGTCTATATCCGCTTTCTCGGCGTTAAGGATGTTTATATTCGACGCTATCGCCTTCGCCTCCGCCTCGTCAATAATACCATCCTTAAAAGCCCCGGTAATCGTGGTATTAAGGTTTGTAACCGCATCGCTTACATCCTTAATATCCTTCGCCACGTCACCGGGAGAGGGTGAGTAAGAAGAAGGAGCGGTGAAGCCCTCGACGAGCATTACTTCCGAGAACTTCACGGAATTGCCAGCGGTGGAGCCGTATTTCCCAGCGAATAGACATAATCTACCCTCTCCATCGGTAAAGTTATTAGTAGTTATAAGAATGCCACCGGAAATACTTAGTAAACCTGCATATTCAACGTTAGCATTAGCATTCCTTATTTCAGCTTTATATTCTGTTGGAGTTCCAACCAAATTCTCTGCCTTGAACGACAAGTGATAAACCGTATTAGGCTTTAATTTAGGTATTACTAATGCTTTAAAGTAAGTATTGTTTGTACCTGCATTCACCGTCACCTCTTCCCCCCCGTCAACCAGGTTAACATTGCTCTGCCCCGTTAGGTCTTCCGTGGCAACGGGTATCTCGGGTAATGGCTTGTTGCCCTCGAATAAGCCGAGGGAGTAAACTAAAACATTATTATAAGAATTGATGTAACAAACTATTTTCTGTATAGTTTTATTCTTGTCCGTTATTAAATCAACTCTTTTCTTTGTGTTTGAACCTGACATTGGAATGGCAGAACGTGTCCCATCCGTGTATATAACATATAATGTCGCCCCCGATTTATTTTCACTATTTTTGCAATCTATACTTATTACATATTGTGTATTTGGCTTGTAAGAGCCAATAAATATATCTTGTGCATTATTTATATTTGCTGTGACATCTACCGCCAACCCTACACCTGCCATGGCAGATAGATTCCATTTTAAATACACCCCATCCGCATCCTGTCCCCACACCGCTATATCCTTGTTCTTCTCGTTCCAAGCAAGCATCATTTTGCGGGAGATAAGGTTTACTGATCCGATTTGGAGATTATCTACCGACTCCTCTGCCACCTTCTGTGCTATAGTGTTGGCGAATGCCGTCCTCTCCGAGTAATAATTGGCAAAGTCTTGGTTGTACTCTGTCTTCTGCGCCACGGTCAGTGATGTGTCTATATTCTGCGACAACTTAACCGTGTTCGTTAAAAAAGTACTAAGAGTGTTGTAAGCATTCTGTAAGGCGGTTATAGAAACTCCGTACTTCGTCGCCTGTGCTTGATAAGATGTAAATTCCTTCTGTATCTGGTTCCACGTGTCCCGGAGAGATGCTTTTTCTTCTTTGGAGATAACCCCATCATCCGCCATTTTAGCAAGCCGAAGCATTGTATCGTTAAACAGCTCCCAATCGGCGGCAGAACCTTGCATCCCGTCCATCTTCTGTGCCCGGCAAATGTACATGGAACCATCTTCTTTAATCCACAAATCGTCGATGTTATAGGCGGGGGTAGGAACGTTATTGGAATAAGTAATAGAGTTTTTCTTCCCTACTGTCCCTGTCAACTCCCGCAGCTTAACCTCCAGTTCCGCCGACACGCTGTCTGCCACCTTTTCCCACTTGTAAACACCATCAACAAAACGGAAATTGTACCTGCTGGATACCGTGTTTCCCTCGCTGTCCGTGGTGTAATAGATGTAAGTATCTCCCACGTGCTTGGCTCTCTCGTCCCTTCCTGTTTCTTCATCAAACCACTCGTTAGCCGGGTAATTGTTTAGAGTCGGTTCGACCTCCCCGTCCCAGCTCTGTATAGCCCCGTCAAGCTGGTTTTGCATATCGGGGATGATAATTCCTGTTAAGTTATCCACGACGGATTGGATGGCGTCAGTGGCATCCTTGGCGTCTTGAATGGCTTGCTGGTTATCCTTTATGTCTTTGTTTATCCCGTTAATCACGTCGCTAAACTCCCCGTGCCTCGTGAAGAGCCCTATTCTGGTTTGATCCTCCGGGTCGACTCCGATTCTCAATACCCATTTATCGGACAAGTCGTAACTATTCACCCCGGCGTATATCGTTCTTCCGGCATCGTCCGGGAATGAAGAGTCCATCACTACCCATTGCAAGTAAGGATCTGTCCTGTGCCCGAACTGCACCACGTCATCACCCACGGCGGGAACTCCCGAACCGGTGTCGCAATCCGTTTTCGAGAGGTCGGCATAGTTTTCTCCTATCCCCGTTACTAGACGCCAGTAGTATTTCTGTGTCCCGTTGCCGTAATTATTGCATCTCGCTTGCGCACCAACCGTGAAATCGTTCGTCTGACCGTCTTCCGTTTCCATGTAAAGACGCCAGTAATCGGCATATTCCTCGACCTTGCTTACCTTCATCCCGGCAGGGGATAAGCATTGCCTACCACCTCGCCAGTACATTTTAGAAACAACAAGCGCCAACACCTCTATGTACTTTCTAAACACCCCTCTATCCGTGTGTAACTCGGATTTGTTGACAATACCCGTACCTGCTCCCGTCATCCCGGCGATAAAATCATCCGTCATCAACCCGCCCGTGATCGTTATCACTCGACCGAGAATATCCCGGAACTCCGCATCTCCCAACGCATCGATTATCCAGCCCTTTATCTTACTCTCGAACTCGGTGGATTGAAGGCTCTTGAATTTTACATCGTCGAAGGTATGCAACTCTTGATCAAACCATTTCACTCTCCACGACTCCACCCACGTGCCAAAAAGGCTTTTAGCTTGATCTAACGTGATACCCGTGTTGTTGGCAATCTGGCTGATAGAATTCTGTATCTTGTCTATCGTGCTAGCCACCCTGTCATTAAACAAGGTAATTTCATATTCCGGAACCGAACCTCCCTCTTTTATAACCAAAGACTGGATTATCACGCTGGCATCAATACCTAGATCTACATCCTTGAAATCAAATATATCTCCCTCTTTTATGGAATCGTGAAGTTCGGGGTGTCTTGCCATAAACACATTGTCGATTTTAGGGACATAAGTATACTTGCTCTTGTCATTCTCTGCCAAATACTTCTTGGCGGCAGCGAGAAGTCGTTGTTCGGCAGCCTTTATATAAATCTCGTCCATCGATATACCAATGAAAACGAAATAATCTCCAGCTGATATTTGATAAGGTATATTAGGGAACACGATATTAATGGAACTATCCGCTTCCCTGTTACACGTTAAAATATAATTATTATTTTTTTTCTCACATCCCGTTATTTCAAACTCACGCCCGCCACACATGCCACTTTTCATCACTATTTTAGGCGTTTCTCCCACTACTAGATGCTCTTGATCAACCGGATTGAAACCGATATCTTTCAGTGTCAACGTGAATGTCTTCTTTTTTATTTCTCCCTCTTCCGGTATAACGCCATCATCCGTCATCTGTTCCGCCGTAACGACTTCATCTATCCGTCCCGTGGCATTCACGTTTTTGCCAGCTTCTTTCAAATCCTCTGCCGTCACACCCTCCAGGGAAGGATATATGTCTTGCAATTCCCCGCTTCCATCAAAAAACACGGATCCTTCTCTTATGCCGAACTCACTAATACTAGAAGAATCAACATAGGCATCCCCTCCATTTTCCGCGAAACCGGGTAACATCAGATTCTTCACGTACATACTCTCGGGTATCAGTAAATTACCTTCCGAGTCTTTCAACTTGTTGTAATACCTGTAAGGCAAATTACGCTGGCTACCGTAAGCTCTCAACCTGGTAATAATCAAAGCGTCTTGATTAGTGCTCTGTTCTATATCGTACAACCCGTTTCCTTTCCCGTATCCAAAAACTTTCCCTACAGACATCCCGGCGGTGCCTATCTTTATCGTCCGTCCCTTTATAATAAAATTTGCGTCAAAGTCCGAATTAACTAGCGATAAAGCTTCCCAGCAATTCTTTTTATCCACGACGATACTTTTATCCCTTACCGCCACTTCCTTTTCTACCGTTACCGTCCATTTCTTGTCCCCAGAGTACATCCTGTCAAGGTTAGCCTGTATCCGGTCGGCAAGATCATTAACCGTGGAAGCGTAAAAAGAGAAACTTGATAACCCGGAAAAATGAACATGATTATCCGCCAAAACGTAATCCAGAAAGTCACATCTTGTCAACTCGTCAGCAAGCGAGTTCATCTTCACGTCCCGGTACTCGAAAGCGTTACCCGATTCCATCGGGTTACTATTCTTCACGGCAGATGGAGTGTAATTAAGAACGTATCTCTCTCCCCTGTATTCAAGGTAATCACCAATCTCGAACAATACAGGAGTTGGACTATTAAAATTAAACGTAACATAACTCTCCCCCATGAAAGTCCCGTTATAACTAAGACTCTCGATAATGCACCTTACTATATTCCCAGTTTTATCAAATACACTCCACATGGTCACTTCGTTAAAATTATATCAGTTACAGGATCATTGACCTTGAACGTGACCTTGAACAAAAAAACATCTCCCTCGGCGTCGCTTCTAACATATTCTCCATCTTGGGAAACACTCATGAATCTCACGTTTTTACGACCGATTCCAGTGAAAGAATCATATACTTTCAAACTAGCCCCGCTTCCATCTCTACCAGTCAAGTAATCCAGAAAGTCACGTATCTTTTCATTTGCCGATCCCGACACGCCCTTGTAAGCAAACTCAACACTTATCTCGTATGATTTTAACCTTATAACGTCAGGAATAAACTCGTCATCTCCGTCCTCGTCAGACCATTCGGTATTCGCTAGTTCCTTCGCGTCCCCGTGTATCTTGAATGGGAAATCCTTGCACCATATCCCGAAATCGGAAACGCTTTCCTTCACTAGCGAACCTTCCTTCTCCTTTTGAAAATATATTCCTTTGTACGCCATATCATCAAAATAAAAAAAAAGCCCGTCATCCGGAATTAATACTCCAGGTGCCGGGCTTCAATTGAGCCTCATTCTTTACATTATGGTAGTACAAATATACAAATAAATACTATTAAACAACATGATAAAAGCATTTATTTAAAGTATTACTTTAATATACTAATTCAAAATTTGAAGTTCATGTTTGGGATTAAACACATTCTAAATTACGATCAAATAACGCGGGGATAATAAAATTATAAATTTATATTGTAACTTTGTACTTGAATCATCTAAGAATTATTACCATGTGTATAGGCATTCGGACAAACAAGGAATTAATCGGTAATTTGATGATACTTCTTGCCAACGCTTGCAAGCCATTATATCACACCAAATTACTTAAATTGCTCTACTTGATAGACGAAGAATCAGTCAAGAGAACAGGAGTTCCCATCACGTGGTTGAACTACAAAGCATGGATGCACGGTCCGGTAACCGAAGATGTCTATTACTCAAAAATCAAAGGACATAATAAATTCTCTGATTACGTTTCATTTAATGATATGGCGGATGGATCTTGTATCATTAAGCCGGTGGCACAATTTGATGATGGCGAGTTTTCAGATTTAGACTTACAGGTTATAAATGATATACTGAAATTGTATGGAGGGAAAACAGCACGTCAACTTGTGGACTTAACGCACCAGCCAGATTCTTTATACGATATCGCGAAAAAGAAACATGGCATCGAATTTTCGGAAGATAATTGCACTTCCGAGATAGAGATTGATTTCCAACAGCTACTAGATTCAGATTCTCGAAAAGCGGAATTCAATTACGCGTTAGAAAACATGAAAACGAAGATATACTCGGGGAATGTATAACATAGGTGATATTCTTCTCGTGGAAAATTATCCACTTCCATCGGAATATAAGGACAAGTTTTTCATCGTGATCGGGAATATGGAAACAGGATACCAACTGTTATCCATGACAACCTCCCAATTATATTTTGACATCAGCCTCGTTAAACACGGCGAAATTGTCGACCGTGAACTATCCGGTTTCTGTTTCCCCGCAGGGCACGTCATTGGAATAAATAATTTTTGTTTCAATAAACACACATTTTTATCTCATCGAGGTAGCATTCGGGAACATGACGATAATTTCCTTTCCAAATTCAACGTGGTACGCGTGGATCATATTAAAGATGATGAACTTGAAGATTTAGTCTACAGTTTCTACAAAAGCGAAAAGGTAAAAAGAAAGTATAAACCGTCCTTGGAAAATGTATTGGAAAATATAATAAAATAAAGCCGGGATTCCCCCGGCTTACATTACACGTTCAATCTAACCCCGCTACCTGGCGTCGTTGCCCTCCTGAACAAATCCCTGAACTCCGTCAACACCTGCACGTTATTAGCGGTATTAACCTGTATCATGGTCAACTGCGTCAACTGCGCCTCAGCGATCAAATTCACGGATGGATACGTTTCATTCAAAAACTTTTCCCATTGCATCTTGATGATGCTAACGTCCGCACGAGTGGCGTTAAGATAGGATGCCAATAAATTACCAGTATCTTCCGTCAGAGATTGCACGCTTTTCCCAAGAGTTGGCGCGTTAGTGTCTTTCCCGAACACGTCAAACCCATGATTTTTCATGATATTTTTATACATTTCTAAAAATGCTTCTCCCATTTTAGTCGCCTTCTCTGAATCCTTGGCTAATTCCTCGGTAGCATCGGCAATCTCTCCTGATAATAACGCGTTAGCAATAGCATCTACAAAAGCATTACCTGTTTGCCCTCCACCGTAGTCTCCATAATTTTCATATGCTTTTTTTATTCTCTCTTGATACTTGTCAAACATTCCTTGCATGAAAGTGTTCTTCAAGATTTGTTCCCCAACGTCTTCAAGAACTTCAACCACGCTATCCCGAAATGACTTCGCGGCATCGGTACCGTTTCTAAAAGCGTCCACGATACTATTACTCAAACTATCTGCAAGACTTCCAAATGTTTCAGATATATACTCCGATATAGCTTTCTCCGCTTCTTGTATTTGCTTTTCCAGTTCAACTAACTTCCGGAGATTGTTTTCCGTTTCACCTGCTAGATTATCAGCATTCTCTAGCAGAGATTCAGCTACCGCGAGATTCAACCTTCCATCAGCAAAAAATAACTCGGCACCATCCATATTCTCCTTAACCCATTGCACTAGATCTTGAGTCTTAGTGTGCTTGCCTCCTATCCCGAGAAAACCTTTCTTTCTCGTTCGGGTGATATAACGAAGATTATCTTTTAATGCCACGTACTCGCTGTCATTTTTCGATACAGAATTCAACACGGTGTTTGTAACTATTCCTCCCCACCATCTCCATTTACTCTTCGGATCTTTCCAAGCTTTTTGCTGCTCGTTCAACTTGTTATTGTAATTATCCGTGGCATCATTAAGAGCTTGAATAGCATTTAGTGCGTTCGATATCTGCTTGGTTCCCCACACGTCTTCCTGCAACAGTTTTGTTTCAACAAGCTTCTTGTTATACGTGTCCTGCGTATCCACGATGCCTTGCAACCAACGTTGATATCTTTCCCGATCCTCGTTTCCACTCAACCATCCTTTGATTTTATCCACGATCTGCATGGCTGTCGAGATTACCTTCAATATAACTGACGCTGATTCTATCATGGCTACTGCTTTCGCCCCAGCAGTGGCGGCAACCTCCACGGCATCGATACTGTTCATAATTCCTTGTGCCGACTCCGTGGCGAACATACCTATATCCCCGATCAACGATATAATGTCACCAGCGGTTCCGCCGATACTCCCTCCAAGGTCTTTCAACGCCCCCGAAAAATCATCCACGGTTCCAGCTACCGACGACATGGCTTTTTTCATCTTGCTCGTCTTGTCAAGATAGTTATCCGTGGCTTCGTTTAATTCCTTCATGGCATCAGCCTCGCTCATCACCTTGTTTGCGCCAGACAGAACGAATTTCACCGTGTTTTGAGCTTGATGTAACCTCGTGGTTGCGGAATTTACTTCATCGATGCTATCCTTCAATGCCTTGAATGGGTCACGTTCCGTTAATTTATCTGCAATACTTTCTATTATTCTGACAAACTCCTTCATGTTCGTCAAGTCAAAAGATTCAGCAGCCTCTAGTTTAAACTTTTCAAGTTGTTCCAGCAAAAATTGCAAAGTCCAGGTTGACGTTTTATCCAAATCCTCGAAAGCCCTCAAGTACTCCGGGGAATTCTTGAACTGGTCAAACTTTGTTTTCAATATGTCCGATTGTTCATCTCTCTTTCTTTTCGCTATTGCCTTATCCGTCGCCTCGTCACCGAGCATCGCTCTCTGCTCCTCCAGTTTCCGTATATCATCGTTCGCTTTCCTTTTTATCTCCACGATCTTTTCCTCGTAATCACGATATTTATTAATCAACTTGGCAGCGTCAAGCATATCTTCTTCCGTAAGCTTCGAAGTAGCCTCCTTGATCTTTTTCACGATGGGGGACAAGTTGCCGTATTCGCCCAATTGCCGGTCGCTCATCCCGAGCAACTCTTCAATCGTCACTTTCTTCCCGCTTGCCTCAATCTCTTTTCTCAACTTCTCCCGCAATTCCTCTATCTCGCTATTGAAAGAAACATTACCACCGAATGCAGCCATCATTGCCCCCTCTTTGCTACCTGTCAAGTCATACAACTTCCTGTACAACTCCCATTTCCTGGCAACGAGCTCCACTTCCTCTCTCATCAACTGCACGGAGTCTTTCAAGTCATTCTTCTCATCTTCCCTAATGCCTTTCGCCCCTGACTTAGAGTACGCCGTCAAATCAACACCGAAAGACTGCCCGAAAGATTCATACTGCTTTTTCTGGAACTTGAATATCTCCAGGTTCTCCATCGCTTTACCATCAAGCAACTTGGGAGAAAGTTTCTCGATACTCTCTATCTCTTTTTTAACATTGTCGTACTCTTCTCCTATACGCTCTAGGAACTTGATCACGTTAGCTTTCTCCTCGTCTTTCGGGGCAAGGAAATTAGTTGTCACATCCCGCCCACCAACGCTTAACTCTTCCCTTGATAACCGTTCCGCCGTTTTTACCCACTCGTCCGACTCTTTGCTCAACTCAGCTATCCGGGCATTAATATTCGCTATATAGTTCCTCGTGTACTGGTCATCAGCATCCCCGAACACCTTCAACTGTTCTGTGAGCATCTCCACTTGATGCGCCCTCGCTTTCTCCGAGTCACTAGGCATCGTTTTAGCGTAACGTTCCTCAATCTTCCTTAGCTCATCTTCATACAATTTTATCCCATTGTACCTGCTATCCAAACTTCTTGAAAACTCATTTTCTGCTTTCTTTTGTTCTTGAATTAACTCCCGAATACGATTCGCATAAGTAACAATACTTTCATCGCCAGTAAAAGCTTCTGTTATATGAATATCCTTCCCGTATAACTTTCCTACTTCAGAAAGTATTTTGTAGGCGTCAGTCACCGAATCTCTAGTCAACCTGTATACAAAATCACTAGCAAATTTCTTTGTCATACTGGGGTCTAACCCTATTTTTTCAGCGATCTGTTCTTGCAATTTGATATTAGTTTTACTTATTTTTTCAGCATACTCTTCTTCTATCTTCTGCACTCCCTGCTCGTAAGCCTGCGCCTGCGTTCTGCGCTTGATTGCTTCTGTTACTTTATCAATAGATGCTGCTACTTGCTCGTTACTGTCCGCCTCCTTGAACAAATTAGGCAAATACTCCCCGTACCGGTTATTAATTTGATTGATAATATCCAAACGCTCTTTAGAACCTGTATTCGCCTTCTTTAAACGATCTACAAGATTATTGTATCCTGCCACTGCCACTGTAACGGAAGATCCTGCCTTATCGCCGATCTCGTCCAACTCTCTTTTAAGCTTTGTTGCTTCCTGGCTAACGTTATATAAATGAATGCCTAGACTAACAACCGCTCCAAGAACCAAACCAATCCATCCACCTTTTCCAACAGAAGAAAGTACTCCGTTTAATTTATTTATTCTACCGATAGTCACGGCTGTAGCGGCGTTCATTTTAGCTGCTGCCGCTGTTTCTGCAACCATGGCTGCCGCCGCTCTTTGCGTGGCCAAAGCCAAACCTTGCTTTCTAACAATTTGTATAGCATCTAACGTGTTGGCTATCGTTACCGCTGCCTTATACGCCCCATAAGTAACTACAAGAGAGCCGATAACCATTGAAACACCCCGCCAGTTATTCATCAAGCTTGTCAACATCTCTAGGCTCGCCTTCAATGGTCCGTTATTCCCCTCCGCTATCTCCGATAACATGATGTCGTAGCTATCTCGCAAGTTCGACCATTTGCCCGCCAAACTTTCTGCCAACTCCTCTTGCATGTTATAAAACTTACCTCCCTCGTTCGTTAAATCCCACAGCACCTCTTTCACCATCTCGAAACTAACCATCCTCTTCGATATCCGGTCAAACACCTCCCCGGCAGAAACAACGTTACCCTCCAGTTGGGAGAATTTCTTCGCTAGTTCGTCAATCAACGGGATTCCAGCCTCCGTGAACTGCCTTACCTCTTGTCCACGCAGGAAAGCCGCACTTCTAACCTGCCCGTAAGCCAGTATAATACGCCCCATGTCAACCCCGAGGCCGGCAGAAATATCCGCCAAACGTTTCGTCGTGTCGTACAACTCCTCGTAAGGGATTGCAAAAGCGGAAAGTTGCTTGGCATAGCTGGCTAAATCCTTGAACTCGAAAGGAGATTCAACAGCTAAAGTTTTAATTTGGCTGAAAATAGTTTCTGCCCGAGAGGCATCCCCAATAATAGAACGCAAGGCGATCTTCTGCTTCTCGAACTCTCCTCCAATCTGTATAATACTTCCTAGAAAACGTTCTGCGGCGTAAATAGACAAATATCCAGATATTTGATTTTTAACCTCGCTTGCAATTCTACCTTGACTCGACAATCTCGTGTTTGCATCACTCGTGAACTTTGCTAGATTTCTTTGCTCTTGTGCCGCTTGTCTAGTTTGCTCGGCAAGTCGATTGGCTTCACTTCTCCTTTGAATATTATTCAGCTTGTCCTGTTCTTGTGCCAGCAAACGAATTGAATTCAATTGCCGGGTCAAATTGCTCCCGATAGCATTTTGAATCCCTCGCGCATCTTCTCTGTCAAGCGACCTTAAAGCGTTCTTTATTTGTTCTATCTTTCGTAACGCCTCTTCGTACCCTTTACCACCACCAGAAAATTTGCCAGTAGAGCGTATCTTGCTCTCTAAAGTATCCAGTTTATTAAGGGCACCTTGTATCCGTGCTATATTTTGAAGCCTTGTGTTATCTGATAACACTCTCGCTTTGCTCTCCGCGTCAGCTTTACGTTCCAAATCCCGGTAATAGTCACCCATCTTCTTCAACTCGTCATTTACCTTTCCGATAGAATTAATAGATTCCACCATCTGACCGGTCATCTGTTTCGAGATAGAAGCGTTTAACTTCTCTTTTGCCAAAGCGGCTGCTGCTTGCGCTTTCTCGTACGCCCGTTCCAGCTTGGTCACGTCCACATCAGGGCGCACGTTCATTCTAACGTCTTTTAATCTCGCTTCAACCCTCTTCTTTATCTTATCGTAATCCTTCTCCGTTTCGTCCTTCAACCCCAACGAAAACCACAACTTTCCCAAATCTGCCATAACACTATTCTTTGTTTAATTTTCCAGTTTTCAAAAAATCATTCAGGTTAAATTTTGTCCCGCTCGCCTCTCTCTTCGCCTTCTTTGCCTTCCACCGTTCTACCCAGTCATCCACGTCCTTCTTCGTCCGTTTCTTCTCCTTTACCTTGTGGTCATAAACAACAAGGGGTACATCGCAAGTGAACAGCTCTATTTGAGCTATCGTGTACACTTGCATGTACCCCCATCTCGGTATACTCCACAACCCCCAGAATAATATCAATGGTTTTAGCAACCATTGGTGCTTCTCGCCTATAAAGTGGCTCGCTCCCCACGAGGTTCTCGAAGGAAACGTTCTACTTCCTCCTTCTTCATCGCCATGATCGTGTCCCGCATCCCGATCGCTAACATGATATTCCCGTAAAACTGTTCTTGCTGTACTTTTTTTTTACCTTCAACAATTAATGGCATTAGCTGGCTCTCGTCATATTGCTTCACGTAATAAAACCATCGCCACGTGAGCCACCAGAAAAAAAGCAATTTCCAGTAATCGTTCAGCACGATAGCCGCCGCCACCTTGGCACTGATCTTGTCATCATTGCCATCCTCTCTTAAAACACGGGTAATCTTCCGGGTAGTAATACCTTTCAGCCATTTCACCTTGTACGACTTCCTCGTGTGGGGAATATTAACCACGTTAGGCAAATTGTCTATGATACTGTTCAACACGCCCTCCGCATTCTTATCCGGTTGTTCAATACACTCCATATACTCCAGTAATTATGGCGGGCATATGTAAGCCCGCCAAAATGAATAATCAGCTTCAGACTTGGGTGTCTTGCGTTGTATCTCTCGTCAAGAAAGCGATATTGTCATCACTCGCTCCAGTTGCGGCAGCGTCATCCAGAACAATACTTCCGGTCAACGTGAATCCCAACGGTTTTGTCGTCGGGGAATCTAACGTAGGGGTAGCATAAACGGTCATGTTTTTAACCACGAAAGCGTGGCTATCGTCCTCCGACAATAAAACCATGCCAACATTCAACTTAACGTCTTTTAATGTCGCCGAGATCCCCTTGTATCCCTTGCCGTTAATCTTTGATGCCGCCACGGCGTTAGCCTCGCCGAGGAAATAATTAATCAAATCCTCGTGAACGCTAGGGACAAAAGCACTAAACTCGAACTCCCCTGGAGTCGAAGTAACCGCCCAATCAGATTGCAAACCATGAACCTTGTAATGATTTAACGTGGGAGCACCTTGCGACATGGATAAACTATCCACTTCTACAGGAAGATCAAAATCAGCTTCCACCGTGGCAAAATCCGTGATACCACCTTTTTTAATTAGAATTGAAGCTAGACCGGAAAAAACCTCTTTTAGCTCCACCTTGCTTTTCATTGTCATAACTTAATATTTTTAAATTAAACACTAACTTGTAATCACTTGTGCTTGAATTGTCACCGTGTGGAAACCGAAACCGTCAGCACCACCCATCACCACCGAAGGATTAGAAGCGACAATGCCGTTATTGCTGATAGGGAATAGGTCTATAACATCGTTAACCAAATCATCCATCCTCTTCACGTGTTCCACCTGTTTCTTGTCCCGGACAAAAATCTCCACCCAGCAAGTGGTCCTCGTCAGCCCGTAAGCATCCCTTGTCCCGTGAGTCATGTTAATCACGCTAACAGGAAGGCTCACAACGGCGAACTCGCTCATGTGCTCCGGCACACTCTTTGGTCTGCTAGTTGGGAATACACGTATTCCTAAACCGCTAACGGCAGTATCTAGCATCTCCAGCGTTTCTCCTATCCTGAACAACTTTCCCATAATCAACTTAAATCAAAATCTAAACTAGAGGGAAACACGCTCCCCGTAATCAGACCGTCCCTCGTCACCTGACAAAACTGGAATGTATCCGTCATCACGTTCAACTGCCTAACCTTCTCCACGTACTCGGCGTATTCAGTGCCAACTACAAAAACGATATCAAAACCATTCTTAACCGACGGAGTGAAACTCTTTAAGAATTTTACTGACTCCTCGTCACCGTAATAATGATTTTCTCCAGTGGGAGCCTTGAAACCTTTGTACCTTTCACCCTTGATTAACGTCCTTCGTTTAATATACTCTCTCGCATAAGGAGTGTCAACAATCTTCAAATTCCCATCATAAAAAATCCCGAAAGCGATACTTCCCCTCGTGTTTCCCGTGACATTATGATATCTACCATCATGCCGTATCCTGTTAGCAACACGCTCGGAAATAGCATCTACAATTACCGATAAATTGCCATACATTTCGGAAGATAACTTCCGTTTCGCCTCTTTGAACGCCTTATCGTTAATTCCTGACATACCTCCAAGTTATATCCGTTCCTAGATTATTCGGCTCGCAGTCTACTACCTCGCCTTTCTCCGTGGAGGTCCCAACTTCAACAATTACCTTATCTCCCGTGAACGGCATAACCACCCAGTCGAACGTGGTCATGGGTATGGCAAGAATCCGGACGCTGGCTATAACATTACCAGCCCCCTTCGTCACGTACCGGGTATAACTCCTGCACTTCCCCTCGTACAACACCGTTTCAACCGGTTCTTTGTCGTCGTAAGGGTTCGCTTCCCCTTCCCTGTAAATCTTGCACCTATGCGGGAACCTCTCGTTATTCATGGCATCTCCTTCTTTTCCCCATGCCCCATGACACGATTTTGATAACACTCTTCACGAACTTGTCCTCTCCCCATTTCACCCTCAACTCGTTCGCCCTTTGTAGCATCGCCTTCTTGTCCGTGGCGTAAAACTCCGTTTGCCCCTCCTTGTGCTTCCACTGACCGTCAGCATCCTCCACCGAGCCTCGCACGCTAGGGATCGTTATCCCTCGATACAGCAACTCCGCTTCTGCCAAATCCAAATCCCGTTCTGAGAGAGAATCCACGGGAGTACCCCGCTCGATTCCCCTCTTCACGAGAATAGCTTTGATCATATCGTCTGTCACCGTGAAACCAACGCACCCGCGCAAGTAATCCTCTATCGTGTAAAGACCGGTATCGTCTGCCATGGTTACTCGGTTTTAGTTTTCAACACGAACACGTTATTCGGGTTCTTGATCACGGGCAAAGCCCACAACTCCGTTTCGATAATATTCTTGATTGGGCTTTCCTGCCACATGTCAAGGATTGCAATACGGTCTTCAACAAAAGAATACATCGCGGTGGATGCAACTGGCCCCGCCGCCACTCTCTGTCGATATACCGAATTAGCGCACTTCATCTCGAAAATCTGACCCAACTGGCACAACACGCAATTATCCTCGTTGAAAGCAGAAGGCGATAACTCTGCCACTCCGTCCACCTCGTGAGCGCTCTTCTCGTCAACTACACGGATGGGCAAAACGCCTAAATCATGAATCACTCGCAAAATCTCCGCTTCTGTCACCGTGTAATTCGTGGGATTGTACACATTCATTCTCCCCGTTACAACCTTTGTGGTGTTCGGGTGATTTATAAACTGATCGTACTTGCTTTTCTTCATCTCCCAGTGGTCGAAGCTCATGTTGTCATCACTAGCCACTTTCTGGCTGTCAAGCAAATCTTTAATCGGGGTTGCGCCCTCCTTGTCCCACCCGACGCTAACGGTGGCGAAATGATTCGACTTGAACTTGTAATCGATATCCAATGGGACACCGTCAACGTTATCAGTCACGGCTTCTCTAATGAATCCGGTAGACAATGCCTGGTAAACGAAGGTATTCAATTTGTTATGAATACCACCGATAAGCTTATCAAGCGTGTAGACTAACCTATCCATCATCATGTCGCTCAACCGGGCGGAACCTTGAGCGGACAATTCCTGCATCGTCAATAAATCCGCCTCGTCTATAGACAAACCGTGACCGATCTTCGGAATCGATCCTCCGTAAGAACTGTATCCCGTGGTACTTCTCTGGGGTTTGGGAGCTCCAACTGAAAGCACGGATGCTTTCACGATGATCTCGTCGTTCTTCACGAAATTAGCCCACAACCTACTGTTTTGCGGTATTCCCCATCCGGCGTAAGTCTGCCATCCCCTGTTATTATACTTCGAGTTCACGTAATTCACGATTTCCCCGAACTCCTCCGGAGAAACGTAACGTCTGACATCGAACTGATCGTATTGAGTGTAACTTCTATTCATCCTCTACCCTCCTTTATTTACGGTTACTGAACCTGAAAAAACAATCTGCATCTCTCAACGCCTTTTTGATAGCCGGGGCAATTGGCGGGATCCTTCTTTCAAGTATAGGTCGGTCACAAGCCCACACGGCATCACCGTTAATACTTTTGGCATCAGGAGCCAATCTCTTATCGCGGTCTGTAAGTGAATTGGGCACGCACTTTATTTTTGCCGTTTCCCCGGATTTGTCTGCCTCCACGAGCACATCGCCAACTGCCAACGTTCCAGGAGCCGAAGCCAACGTGATCTCGTCGAAATCGTCGTTCGTTGTCACTACCGAGTTAACCTTGATACCCGTCCCGGCGGTATCCACGTCTCCGGGAGCTACCATCAAGAACATTCCGGCTTTCACCCGGCTACCCTCGAAACCTTTTTTCACCTTCACCTTGGCTCCCGTGGTCACGGCTTCCGCCACCTCGAAAGCGTAATGAATCTTGATAGTTCTCGCTTGCTCGTCCACCTTTATAGGCGAACCGGCGGGAAGTACCCATGGATAAGCGGGCAACTCGGACTTGTCAAACATGAAACCTCCAACGAGCAAATTGACATGCCCCTCGTACACGTTCCTAGCCCCGCCCACTTTGTCGCTAAACTCCAAAATTTGGTCTGCTACATGAATCATAATTCTCTTTTTTTATGTTTATTTCAACTCGGAACGCACTTTCTCCATCATCTCGCCGTTAGTCTTATCCCGTTCTTTCAAGCGATCGATATAGCTCTTGCCGCCTTGTTCACCTTCCGCTATCAAGGGGCTCGAACCGTTGCCGAATACAGCCTTGTACTGGCTCTCGTAATTGGATTGCAATGCCGCTTGTAATGCCGCGTCATCCATTCCTTCAGATAATGTTGTCAGAATTTTTGCCATGCTTAAAACACCATCATTCACGACTCCGCCAACGGATTCGATTTTATTCCTCAACACCGTCATGGCATTCTTGAACATCATCTCCGTTTTTTCCGCTGCTTTCTCCGACTCTCGCTCTTTTTTCATATCAGAAACAGCTTTAACTGCTTCCTTCAACTGGTCTGCTAACTCTTTGTTTGATGCTAAAAGTTGTTCCACTACCTCGTTGCCGGGTTTCGACTGTTCGGTGGTTTTCACCTGTCCTTGTGGCTTGTATTTTTTCACGAACTCGCTTTTCTCGTGCCTTAACTGTCCTCCAACAGATTTCAGGAAATTCACGTGGCGATCGTAAAACGAATCGTTTACCATGTCATCCGAGGCAATCTCTGGCAAAATACTATCAACGTAAGCCTCAAGTGTTCTTTGGCTTATTCCGGTTTCTCCGATAAAGCCATTCTCGTCGGGGTTTCCGATCTTTCCGTTAAAACCGGATAAAAGGATCTCTTTCTCCATCTAAAATTGTTTTGTGAAAACGAAAAGCCCCGACCGACTATTTTACTAGTCAATCGGGGCTTAAAGTCCTCTGTTATACCAAAATGAAATACTATATCCTAAACGGTAACTTCAACGGTAGATCCGCACCTCTTGCACTTCAACCTGATCACGCTCCCGTTACTCCTCTTTACTTCCAATAGCTTATGTCCGCATTTGCAACGAACCTCTTCCAGTTTTATCCCAAGGTTACGCAGGACGTAATCACTATCATGCACGATTTCTACCTTCTGTTTCATTACAATCGTTTAACAATACAAATATAAAAACTTTATTTTCAACAAACAAAATAAGTTCATTTAAATTTTTACTTTAAGTTGTTTTGTATAACGCACTAATATAAGTATATTTGCACGAAATTACATAGTATTCAGAGGTTTTTAAAGACCCGCTAGCGGACAAAATATCCGGTAGTGGGTCTTTTTTTTATCATCAACATGGAACAATTCAGCGACATACAGACAATAAATGGTGTTCCGGTATATTCAAACGATCACGTGCAACACCTGCGCGAAATCGACAAAGGGAGAAACAATCCATTGAGGATCATCGCTCAAAAAGGTTGCCAGGAAAAATTCCTATCCACGACAGCCGACATCACCATATTCGGCGGGAACAGGGGAGGGTCCAAGACATTCTCGCTGCTCATGGAAGGGCTGAAAGACGTTAAAAACCAATATTTCAATGCCACGCTTCTGCGTAACGAGAAAGACGACCTGTTGGACATGATAAACACGTCATACTCGCTATACACCCCGTTCGGGCAATACAACAAGTCCATACAGGACATGACATGGTACTTCAACAACGGTGGGAAACTCAAATTCTCTTACTATTCCGACTCGTTCGAGGATTTCAAGAAACGATTCCAGGGGAAACAATTCTCGTACATCGGCATTGACGAGATCACCCACATCGCTTACAACAAATTCAAGTACCTGATCACGTGCAACCGGAACGCCTACAACATACGCAACAGATTTTACGGCACATGCAACCCCGACCCCGATTCTTGGGTAAGAGTGTTCATCGACTGGTGGATAGGAGAAGATGGATTTCCCATAGAGGAACGTGACGGCGTGATCCGTTACTGCTTCATGGAAGGAGATTCACCCACGTCCATATACTGGGGAGACACCCCTGAAGAAGTCTACAACCAGTGCAAGGAAACCATCGACAAACTATGGAAGCCGGCTTACGAGGAACTAGGGTTCAACAAAATGACCATGTTCGTCAAATCCGCCACTTTTATAAAAGGGAAACTCGAGGAAAACATAAAGCTAATATCTTCCGACCCGAACTACGTCGCGAACCTCGCCCAGCAAGACGAGGAACAACGCTCTCGTGACCTAGACGGGAACTGGAACTTCAAAAATACCGGCGACGACATGATAAAGCTCGGTGACATGGAGAGATTCTACGCCGCCCCGTACAACACGGGTGATGAAACCCGCCGTGCATCATGCGACATCGCTTTCACCGGTGGCGACTCGCTTGTCATGTGGCTATGGATAGGATGGCATATCGAGGATGTATTCGTTATCAGGATGGACGCCAAAACAGTGATTAGCGCCGTTAAATCCAAACTAGATGAATGGGGAGTGAGAGAAGAAAACTTCGTGTACGACCTCAACGGGCTCGGGCAAGTATTCAAACCCTCCAATAACGGTTCCGGGTTCTTCCCGAAAGCGGTACCGTTCAATAACCAGCAGGCTCCTTTCGCCACCACTAGGGAACAGGAAGATAGCATTAAATACATGTACGCCAACCTCAAATCACAATGCGCTTACATGTTAGCGTCAAAAATAATCAAGGGAGAAATTTCTATTAATGAACGATTACTCGACCTTCAGTTCAACGGTGACGGGTTCGAGAAAATGCCATTACGCCAAATCTTGATCAAGGAACGAAAATGCGTACGCCAAGAAGAGGAAACGGCTGACAAGGGATTCAAGCTCATAAACAAAAAAACAATGAAAAAAATAGTGGGTCATTCCCCGGACTATTTCGAGGGACTGATCATGAGAATGGTATTCGAGATGAAAAAACAATACACAAAACCTAAAGGACTATGGAAACTGTAAAAACGAAAGAAATAATGGTACGTCGTCCCTTCAAAAGAGCGTTACCATACGGGTACAAGAGAGGTGGAGAGTCAGATTTCAAGAATATAATGATAGAACCAGCTGACTATATAAGATACCAGATCATCACGCAAGCCGACTTCATGCGTGAATTCGAACCATCTTCACACTCCATTAACGACCCAGCATTCTATCCAGACATCATTCACGAGGACCCCGATGGGAAGAAATACATAGAGTACGTCGACAGGTGCTCGTTCGCGTTCCAACGAATCATCACCATCAAACAACTAGCCCACTTGTGTGGTAATAATATACAGTTCGAGTTATACGATTCACGTGCCACGAGAGAGTGGAGCGATGAAAAAAGAAAAGAAATATTCCGTGAATATCGCAAAGGATGGGCTATAAAAGACATGGAAATAGCGTGGTACGAATCGGCTAAATCCGTGAAAACAACAGGTGACACGGCGTTCGTTGGATTCCTCAACAAAGGAAAATTCGGGTGGAAAGTGCTATCTTACGCCAATGGCGACACCTTGTACCCGCACTTCGATAGCCTAACAGGAGAACTAGTTCTTTTCGCCCGTGGATACAACCAGGTAGATGCCGACGGGAGAACCGTTTCGAGATGGCTGGAAGTATGGGACGACGAGTACTTCTACAGGTTCCGTGAAGACCACTCTGGAATCGTGAACAAATCAAAAACAATAATCAAGAAAATATTCGGTCTTGAATCATACTCCGTGGTGTCCGTGGAAAAACACGGGTTCAACTTTATACCGGTGGCGTATAAAAGGAACGAAGAGGGAGCGTGCTGGACAAACTCGCAGGACACCATAGAAGAATTCGAGGTCGCTTTCTCTCGCCTGTCGCAAAACACCGCCGCGTTCGGGTTCCCCGTGTGGTACTTCAAGGGGAACGACATATCCGTGGCTGGCGACCCGTTAAAAGGCAGTATCAAAACAATAGTCATACCGGACAAAGACGGGGAAGTAGGTGCCATCCCGGGGCAAGACGCCTCCAATTCATTCTCTACGCAGCTCGACAAACTATACAAACTCATATACGAGCAATCATTCGCCGTCATACCCCCGGACCTCAAATCGGGAGACTTACCCGGCGTTGCCGTGAAGTTACTTTATTCCCCCGCGTACGAGAACGCCATGAAAGACGCCAACGAGTTCAGTAAATTCATCAACCAAATGAGAAAAATATACGCTTTCGGGTATGGCGTGGAAATCGAGATGATGATCGACTTCATGCAACTTGAAGTCTACTCGTGGATAAAACCATACATCCACCAGAACTGGACGGAAACCATCACCAACCTCGCCACATCCGTTCAAAACGGGTTCCTTTCCCGGCAAAGAGCGAACGAGGTCGCCGACGAGTATTCCACCTCCACCGACTGGGACACCATCCTTCGTGAACAAAAACAAAAGCAACAAGAAGAAATTCAAAAGCAAATCGAAATAGAGGAAACAAAAACTACTGTAAACCCGGAAACAGAATAAATATGGACTTTTCAAAATCTCTTAAAACAGAATGTCGCCGTTCAGCATTAGGTTCCGTGCAGGAAAAAATCATGGCGGACCTAATGGCTATCGGCTGGCGTGATGTCAACGCCTATGTTGCCGCCTACGGCTACAACGCCCAGTACTCCGACGACTACAACAAACAGCAAATAGAGAAAATAACATCTCGCCCCGAGTTCCAAAAATACCTAGAACGCACCCGGAAACGCTACTCCAAAGATGCCGATGTGGCATCCGACGACGATTTTGACCCGTCTAGCGTGTCAAAGGAACAGACCCTGAAAGAACTCGCCATAGCCAAGAAAAAAGCATCCATCGGGAGCAAGGAATGGCTCGAGATAAACAAACAAATCATAGAAGTCACGCAGATGAAAAAAGACGAGGTAAAAGACGAGGACAACACCGTGCATTTCTACCTGCCTTTATCTTGCTATCAATGTGAATTATACGCCGCTCACCAGAAAAAAGTAAAGAAATCATGATCAAAATAACAGGCAAAAACGTCCCGTCAAAGAAAAACTCCAAACAATGGACCGGCAAACGTGTCATATCATCAAAACTATCGCGTGAATACGACCAATGGATACAACCTCTCCTGCTTGTCAACAAACCCGCTTGGATAAAAGAAACCGCCGGAAAACCATATCCCCTCCGTATCGGGCTCTACTTCTACCGGGACAGCCGACGACGATGGGACTTCAACAACATCTCCCAATCCATCGCCGACAACCTCGTTTCCGCTGGCTACATCCCCGACGACGACACCACGCACTTCATCCCCGTCTACCTCGGCGAAGAACTCGTCAAAAAAGAACAATCAGGATTCCACATGGAAATTTTATGAACAACATTCAGCCGGTATTTCTGGGTATTTTTTATACTCCCAGCATTCCGCACCGTCGTACTCGTGCCTTTCAAACCACGTCCCGTCATTCATCCAGACATACCCGAACAACTCTTGTCCCCCGAAACCGTTGTCATAATCAATATCAAGCTGATTTAAAAATTCGTCTAAATCTTTGTCACACCACCCTTCTTGCAAGATAATTTTTATTCTCGGATCGCAAGGATGAGCATCATGCGTGTTAGTGTCAATGTCACAATAATATAATGTTATATAAGCACACTTTACATCCCTTACTCTATCACCTATTTCCCTTAAAAATTCCTCTCTAGCGTTCATAGAGTATATTATTCATAAGTTTACATTCAATTCTTGACCTGTTAACACAAAATACAAATTTTGGAGTTGATGCAAGCAAATAAAGTTATAACCATTCACATCAACCAATGTCCATCCGCCAATACCGAACCTTTCTCTAGCGAACCTATAACTATTATTTTTGCAATATAACACCAAGTTATTATCTGGAGTTGAATATATTTTATCTACCCAACTGTAACAACTTCTACCAACAAGGACATCAAACCCACACTTCAAAAGCAACTCTTCCTTGAGAGGTACTGGATTCAAACATAAATACGAATCACTTCTCTTTCTATTACCATAAGTAGTGACATCCGTACCTCTTAACTCTCTTATTTTAGCAGGCATTTCAACCCCTTCTTCCTTTCTACTTGGGATATAAACCCAATTCCCTATTCTCAATTCATTTGGACGTATCATGCTTCAAAAATTTACCAATTATTTCAACTCTCTTCTCCTCCCACCAATCATGTAGATCTATTACTATATTTCCCGTCTTAATATTTAAAATAGAACTTAACACCCAAACGACAAGCGTGCTGCCCAAACTAAATGCCGTTGGATCATTTTCTCCCGGGAACGCCACGTGATACCAAACTAGAGGAGTGATTATAGGTTGTACCAGCCAAAATAATCCAAGTACCCGAGTCCAATTGTAGACAACTAAACCACCAACTATCACAACTATAAAAAACGCACCTAAAATGTCCTTCCAGTCAATCATCAAAACATCATTCATGCTTTCCTGTTTTAACACTATTAATACAATTCGCTATATACCCGCACAAGTAAGCGAAAGGCTCTTGATTCTTCGTGTCAACACTCGCCCCCACGTAATCAAACACCTCCAACGCCGCATGAACAGCCTCGTGAGAGATAGTTCCAACGGTCATCGCGCCCTTATTCTTGAATCTAATCAACACGCCACCCATAGGCTCCGGGTTCATCCTTCTGTTTACTGTTACCGTGGCATCTTCGCTTATATCCATTTCATCGTATGAACTCTCGAAAAACTCGTTCAACTCCTTTAACGGAGCCGCCACGCTCACCCATATTTTCCTCGGGTAAACGTGTAAATCGAACTCGTGTACACGTGTTTTATTATCCATTTTTATTCTCGATTTTAGACTTTATATCACGGTATTTCCTAGCCTCATCACACAACTTCTTCAACTCGTCATGAATATCAAGTTCTTGAGCGTCCAGCGGAATATCCCCAAGAAGAATTACAGGTTCTTTAGTATCACCTTTACAGAAAGCAGTAACCAAAAGATACAAATAATGATGATACGTCTTCCATTTCATGTTTTCCTCCGTCAATTCCTTAATAATATCGACAGTTCCTCTATCCACGTTCTCGTTTTTTATATTCACGTTTAACTTGTCCGTGCCATTATCGAAACAAGTAACAGGTATCGGGGCAACTGGAATTGGTTTACTATTTTTTTTCTCCGATTTCAAATCTTGATTTTCTTCTATCAACCGACCAACGATTCCGACCAACCTGGAACAACAACGATCGATTTGTTCTAATTCCGGGACGGGATATGGCAAACGAACATACCCGTCTTCTATCATGCCAATAATTAATTTAATAACGCTCACGTACATCTTTTCAGTTAAAGCCAGCTTCTCGTTCTCTTTTTTCAATTTATTTCTCTTCCACATCATTTTTATCTTTTGAGTAAATAATATTTTACCTCGTTGCCTAGAAACAAGTGGTAACGGATCGACGAATTGCCTCAAGTTGTCACGAATGCTTCCATCATGGTTTATTATTCCAACGGGCCTAGTATCCACGAATTCAAAACCTCCATCCGGTGTCACGTTATCGAGTATCAATTCCGGATTATTGTGCAAGAATTCATTTAAACCATCTATTTGCTCTCGTGTAAGCATTATACCCGTCAACGTAGCTTTACTCATTCTCTAATTTATCAAGTTCCTCTCTCATCTCGTGCGATCTTCTCTCGTCCTTCAAAATCTTGGCATCCTCGTCGTCATCAATAGGCTTTTCATTCTTTTTAAGTTTCTCGAAATACTTGTCGATAGAATTCATCAACTCTCCCGTGAAATCCCCGTCAACGATATGACAAGCGGCATAAAGCGAAGTTATCCACGTGTGAAGAGATTCCTCGGCATCTTTCTCTACCGTGTCGAGCGACCTAAACATCTTGTTATCCGCCCTAAAAGACATCGACCATACCCCGGACAATGTACTAACAATTATAAACGTCACCTTGCCCTGTTTTTTCTTCGTTAAAACGAAATTCCCGATTTTTTTCTTCGTTCCTAAATCCATGATTATAATATTTATTCATCGTAAACAAAACCTTCATTACCAGTTTCCACGTTCATGTCGCAAACCACCGGAACCGGACTCATCAAAGCATCCTGCGTCAACCCGTAAACCTTGTAATACACGGTTCCACCCACTTTCCTTTTATTATTCTTCCCGAAACCTAAATCCCGCAAGTGAGCCGCCAAAGTCTGCTTGCTCACCATCGGGAAACCGTTCTCCTCGGCATACCTCTCGATATCCTTGTACATGACCGAGAAATCAATCTCGCACCAAGAGTCATTCCTAACACCCTGCCGGGGCAAAGCGAAACATCCCCTCGCCATAGCCCACGACTTCCCTAGAGCCGATAACCCCATCTCCGTTATCTTTTTCCTTATACATCCCTCGCTCTCTGGAAACTTGAATTTATTCTTCTTCAAAAGAACCGCTCCCCTTCGTATCCAATTCAAAATACCCGGGTATTCCTTCATCAAATCGTGAGTCAATTGCAAATTCTGCTTTTTCTCGTCTATAATCCGGTCAAAAACGATAAAAATAAACCTCCTGAAAAATCCAAAACTACTATCATTACCCGATGGGAACCTGTTAGCGTTGAAGATAAAATAGGGTATATTCGTGATTTTGAAAGCATCATTACCTATCCTTCTCCCAAGCTGAGGTTCTCCGGATATCAAACTCTTGGCAGCATCCTCTTTCCCCGCGAAAGTCCTTGACTCAACCTCCCCGCTCCAGTTAAATATCTTACCGTCTATCTGCGACAAATTCCTCTGCCTCTCGTCACCACCTCTCAATAACGCCTCCATGCTCAAATTGGATATATTCTCCCCTCCAAACACTCCCGTCACCGTATCCATGATAACACTCTTACCATTACTCCCATTACCGAACAAGACCAAGCTATTCTCCACCTTCTTGTCCATCGTACCCCTGTCATACAACCCCAAACCAAGAAACATTTGTAGTATAGCCCTGTCATTCTTGTCCGGCAAAACTCCTCCGGAATACTTGCCCAAACCAACACACCTCCCCCTTAAAAACTCTTTCCACATCGGGCAATCTGCTGAAGGATCATAATCGTAGCCATGAAGGTAAACAACATGATGATCTTTGCTAAAAGGCATCAATACCCCGTCACTCATGTCTACAACACCGTTATTGAATGCCATCAAGTTAAAGCGAGGCTTCAACATCCTGTTATTATTCAACGCCTGATAAGCCTCCTTGATAATATTATCGAGCGACTTCAATATAAAGTCAACTGGAACATGAACCTTGCCCAAGAATAACTTGATAGCCCTCCGGAAACAAGAGGTACTCGGGATAGGCTCGTATACCTTGCCCGTGAAAAACCATATACCACCCTTGTACCTCCCAAACCCACTCCTCGAGATCGTTTTATAAACCGCCTCCGTCACTTTATACAAGTTCTCGTAATAAACCCTCTGGTACTCCTTCGACGTCGGAGAACTCGTTATATCATAATCGTATTTCCCCGAACTTTCGTACAGGTTTTGTACCATATTGTCAATTAACCCGTTATCTACATCGTAATTCATAAAATATACACAAAACAAAAATTCTTACTCCCCTTTGATAAGATCAAATATCTTTATTCAATTTATTTATTACACCACAAATATAACGTATATTTTATACAAATCAAAATATATAAATACTTACACACAATATATTATATGAATCAATTAAAGTATTACTTCATATATATTTTTATACACGAAATGATACAAAACACGGAGAAAACAAAGTTGTTAATTTTCGTTTGGCAATGTAAACAATGATGACACTAAAAAATAAGAAAAAAAATTTTTAGATGGGGTGAATAGCCCCGTTTCTCGTTATCTCGCAGGGGGGGGAGGGTACAGTATATTATATGTATAATATTCAAAATTAAAATTATACACATATATGTACTAGCGTGTTATGTTTGCGCATTCGTGAATATTTTATGTACTTTTAGATATTTACAGGTGTTGTTTTAGACACTTTTTAGTCACTTTGATAGACTGAAAACACATCGACGATAAAAGAGATTGAATCGAGGTAATCCATCCTTATATCTTCCTATATCATTATTCACGCCTTACATGCGTATATTATTGTTATACTCTTTGCATTGTGGAATGTTTGTAGATGTATTGCTTTATTATCCCGATGGAATGCTATAAATTACACATCTGATGCTGGCTATACATTGTTGTGTATTATATTATCATTGTGTTATAATATTTGCCAAAAATAAGTGTTAAAATATCATTGATTTGGCATGTATGAAATAATTTAGAATGGTTCAAGATAACCTTTCCCTCGTACGCTTAATTGTGTCGTGTTATAGGGCACTTATTACGAATGGTATCCGGTCTTATCTTTATAAAAATAGTGCGAATGGTGGTATTTATTTGATTATACGTTTAAAATACGGTGTTATTGCATGGCATATATTTCTATACAACTGTATATCAATCAAATAACCATTAAAATATTTTGCTATTTTGCTACATTGTAGTATCTTTAAGTATAGAACAAAAGGAGATAACAAAATAGTTACTCTTTCGCCGGTCTTAAAGTTGTTCGCCGGTATATAAACAGGAAGCTTCGAACCGAATAAAGGTTGTATATCTTAATGCGGCTGCCATTGGTAACGGTTCCAAGCCCGTGATAACGCAGAGGAAGATATAATAAAAAAGGGGCAATGAAGCCCCGAACGTTACCGGCGTATTCCGGTAAACAAAATCCGTACTAATATGGAACTGACAATTTGTATTAGAGTTTGGAAAGTAAAGCTAACGATTAGCGTAAAGCTTTAATTCCAAAACCCCGGGTAAAACCGGGGACGGATTTTTGCAAATATACGAAATAATCATGAAAACGTACACGAAAGCACAATTAATTAAATCGGCTGTAAAAATGGGTTGCAATCCCTTGGAAGCCACCAATCGAATAAACAAAACTTATAACTATTACGTGACTTATAGAAGTGACTACAATTTGAAAAAAGCGGCTCATTATTGCATGTATATAGCACCTTGTAACTAATTCCCCGAACGGTTTACGCCCTTGGTTCGATTCCTGGGCGGGGACAAATAATAATAACAATTAAAATAAATAATCATGAAACACTTTAAAAACATTAGCAGCATTGCGGAATTGAAAAAAGAGTATCGCAAACTAGCCCTAGCGAATCACCCGGACAAAGGAGGTAACACCGAGGTAATGCAAGAAATAAACGTTGAATTTGACGTACTTTTCAAGATCTGGAAAAACGAACCATCAAAAGATGATGAAGTAGAAACAGCAACGAGTGAAACAGCTAGCGAGTACCGGAGGAACTTTTACACGTCTAATGGTTGGGAAGGTAGCCGTTACGATTTTAGCTTAAGCACGAAAGACATTGCCGCCAGGGTAAGAGAATACGTTAAAATACAGTGGTCAGGATGGAAATTTAGCGTGCGTTGCAAATACGCGTCCATGTGTTCCGAAATCGTAGTTTATCTCAAGGGCGGACCGGTGGCAGATCCGCTATCTAGTGAAGGGAGAGAAAAAGGATATTATAACCCGCAAATCTCATACATGAAGGAAGAAGATAGTCGGTTAAACGATCTAGTGAATGCCGTTATGCTGGACGTGAACGCCTATATAGACAGTTTCCGGTACGACGATAGCGACGGAATGATAGACTATTTCGATACCAATTTCTACAAGTTCGTTGAGGTCCGCTCGTCCGATTGGGAGGAAATACACAAAACAGCACGGGTGAAAGAAGCTAAAAAAGGGGTAATGGTTAGTGAGGATCACGAGGAAGAAACGAACACGGTAACGGTTGAAGATATAGAAATCATCGATTACTCGGAAAAAGCGGTCGCTGTGTTTGGCAACACGAAAGCTATAAAAGAAGATTTAAAACAGTTGGGAGGACGATTTAACCCGGCTTTGAAGTACGACGGCGGGAAGCGTGCCGGGTGGGTATTCTCGAAAAGTAAGCGCGAAGCACTGGTAAGCCTGTTAAAAGGGATTGACATGGACGAAAAGCCCAACGAGGGAAACGATATACAGTTAATTCCCAGCAGCCGAGAAGAACGCGCGAAAATGGATACCGTTGCTTTCACGGATTTTATCTCGTGTATTCAGAGAATAGCGATCGAAAACGGGTATTTACACGCTAGAAATCACGTGAAAGAAAAGCTAAAAAACTACTATATGAAATTCGTGCAATTGAAATATATTGCCGTTATGCTGGCGGAATACAAGAAGAGGAGCAGTAATAACACGATGGCAGCTTAATTTTAATAATAACCACCCTTTGTTTGTAAGCCGTCCTGGCGGCATTAAATAGCTTTTAAGCCGGGAGCGTCCCGACCAGATTTGCCCGGTCGGGGGTAAGAATTAAATTTTAATATCATGGAAACAATTAAAGACACTGGAAATATAAATAGTGCTCTGTTTAACAATGGAGTGAGCGACCATACTATTATTGGTATGATAAATTCGGGGATGCTACCGGAAGAGATTAACGATATAGACGTTTTTAAGCGAGAATGGCGTAAAACATTCACGGGTAGTTTTTTGCTTAAATACCCGAGGTATTACGGGATAATCAATACAATACGACGGATAGTTGGACGCCTCCCGGAATGGGATGATTTCACGAGGCAAAATATACGGGATATCTCGGAATACTTTAAAAATAATTGTTGCGGTAGTTCGGCACGGACATACACGGCTATGATCCGTTCCGTGCTGAATTATAACAGGGAAATAGCCAATATCCCGTGCAAAGATTTCGAGAACGAGTTAAGGGTGAAAAACGAGCCGCACGTGGCGATATACTTGACGGTGGACGAACTGTGCAAACTGGAAAGATTCAAGCCGGAAAACGAACGGGAAGAGGTTATTTTAGCGCAATTCCTTGTCGGATGTTATACCGGAGCCAGGCATTCGGATATCTTGTGCATGAACGAGGATAATATACAAGGAAAATATATAACCTACGTTAGCAAGAAAACGAAAATTCCGGCAACGATAGAACTGAAAAAAGGCCTTCCCAAGTTACTGGAAATAGCCGTTACCCGGGAGTATGCCGAATCTACTTTTAACGACACGATAAAAGATATATGCCGGAAAGCGGGGATTGATAGTAAAGTGAAGGTTTTTAAAGCCGGGAAAAGCTTGACTGGGCACAAGTACCAGTTTGTTAGCAGCCACACTGCTAGACGGTCGTTTGCTTCCAATTTGGCAATTCTTGGAGTTCCCATCCGGGAAATACAATTGAGAATGGGTCATAGCAGTACAACCATGACCGAGCGTTATATTTTGGCTCCGGTGAATAAATTACCCGAGTCAGCGAGAGAGTATTTCAAGTAAATTATTAACTTTACAATTTAAATTTATAGAGTATGCTAACGATTGGTGCGATAATATGGTTTATTATAATTCTGATCATTTTGGTAAACTTGATCGGGTGGGGTTCATTGATTTTCGTGGCTCTTTTTTTCTTGTTTTTCTTTATTAATTACAAAGGGAGGAAACAGGAATAACTGTATTTCCCAAGAATCATTTTCTTGAGATAAATTCTATTTTATAAAATTTCATCCCCGAATAAGTTCTATAATTCGGAATTATTTTGCGTATTTAGTGACAAAACTTACATATTGTTGAATAATATATTTAAGTATTATATATCTGCCCCGCTTTTGTAGCGGGGCTTTATTTTTATACGTGGTTATTATTTGTATTGTGTATAAATAACAAATTTCCATGAAAATATTTTGATTTAATATATACTATTTCAAATAAAAGTTCTATATTTGCATTGTAGTTAAATCAATAGTAACAATCAAAAAATTAAAGCCATGATGAACGCAGAATTTATAAACAAGGTTATTGAAGAAGTAAAAACTTGGACTAAAGGTTACGAGGCAAAAGAAGAAAACGGTTTAGTTGTAGTTTATTTTAACGGGAAAGAAGTTGCTTTTATAAAGGATTACAAAGCAGATAGCGAAGAAGACGGGAATGAAAGTGAAGTTGAAACATTGCAGTGTTATTGCGACACTTTCTAATAAAAAAGCCGGGACATTATCCCGGCTAAATTGTAGTTAAATCATAGCAACGCCATGAATCAGGACAAAGATACAAAAAAAAGGGGAGGCAAACGCCAAGGGGCTGGGAAAAAAGCCACTTGTGGAAAACCGATACTTTTCAAACCAGATTTAGACCTAGAAGAATTTATCCGGGCGCAAAAAAACGTGAATCGATTTATAAACGAAACGATTCGAGAAAGATTAGAACGTTCAAAAAATATATAATAAACTAATATGGACAAAAGAGAATTAATTAAAATAACCTCTGCTGAAACTGGGATATCGCAAACAGATGTACAAAGGGTTATAAACGTTGTTCTAGGTACAATTCTAAGTACTATAAAAAAAGAAGAGCCTGTTAAAATTATGGGATTCGGGACATTTTCGGTGCAAGTCCGAAAAGAGCGCAAAGGGTACGATCTATGGGAAAAGAAATCTGTAGTTATTCCCGAGAGGAAAATTGTAAAATTCACTCCATCGAAATTAATAAAATTGCCAAAATAAAGCGGGATTATCCTCCCGCTTTATTTATTTTCCACTTGATTCAAGCAATCAATCACTTTGCGATTATTTTCATCTATCTGCCTCGTGTCATACCTAGCATATATATCCGTTACATCAAAACTGCCATGTCCCAACATTTCGGCAACATCTTCTTTACTTATGTGCAACAATTTACGAGCGATAGTAGCGTGCGTGTGCCGGGCATGATAAAGCTTCAATCCAGGTTCGCCAATAACCTTCCCGATAACCTTTAAATTAAAATTAACATTAGCATTAAAAGCGTGCGTGCTCCTGTATCTCTTGTAAAAACTAAACATTCTCTCGTCATCCTTGTATTTCTCGATTAACTCTAAAAGTTCCGGTTGTAAGCCTATGTCATAGCGTTTCCCGGTCTTGTTTCTTTTGTACACGCATCGGCTCCCTTTCTTTAACTCGTATAAATCAGAAGAATTTATACCGATAAGATAAAATGTAGCCATGAATACATCTTTAGCAATCTCTATCGATTCGCATTTCGCCTGGTAGTCGCGAATAGCACGCATTTGCTCTATCGTCAATGGCATTGTATCCGACATCTTTTTGGATTCAATCTTATATTTACGGAACGGGTAAACCGATATTAATTCATCATCCAAGGCGTCATTGAAAATTTTACGAATATTTCTTAAATGCAAGGATCTAGTGTTTAAAGAAGGGCAATCCTTTTTCAGCCACTTGTCAAACGCCTTAATCCATGGCACATTCATTTCCTCGAAAGTAAGATCCACTCCACCATATTCCACGACTTTTTTTAGGGTTTCCGTGTATATTTCCCGGGTTCTTTCATTGTCCATTAAATCCAGAGCATTACGATAATATTCAGCAAAAATAACTTTATGATTCTCTTCTTCTTTCTTTTCCCTGGAAGAATCTAAAATATATTTTTTAAGTTCCGTAACGTTCATAGTTTCAATTTTCCCGTTTTGTTCTAGTTGCAAGATGCAACTCTGGACCTTGTTCATCGAACGCAATAAATCCGCATTAATCAAGGAGGCATTAGGATAAGTTTTTTTCACTTCCATTCCTATTTTCCCTTTTACCCACATATCCCTCGGGATAGAAATTCCCATCGCCATAGCCGTGGTCTTCCGGTTGCATGTCAAACGAATAATAACAGGATAAGTATTATCCTTTCGCTTGCTTCTCTCGTCAATAGTCAATACTGCTGATGCCAT